TTATTTCCCGTTCAGCTTCCGCTGGCGCTCGTATTCCACATCAGCGGCCAGAGCCTCCTGCGTGAACGAGTTGTTCTTCCACCAGGCCACGAGAGAAGCCACGGTCGTGATACCGACACTTACCAACTGCTCCAGCTGAGCACTTTCGATGGGAAGAACCGGCTTACCCAGAGCAGAAAGCACCTGGTTGGTCAGGGCCAGCAGCAGAACAGCAGTTCGTGCGATGGTACCAGCCGAGATGCTGCGGTTCGTTACAATATGCGCATTCATATGTTAGTCCTCCTTGATTGGCAGCCCCTTGGCGCGGGTGTACAGTTCTGTACCAGTGCCGTTTCCGCCAAGAGCATGATAACTATTATAAAGGTATTCCAGATTTTTCAGAGCCGACGTGTTAATGTACCCCTCTTTGAGAAAGAAGGTAGACATCTGATACAGCCGATCGTGCATGATGGCGAGCAAACCGTCCTTGATGTTCTTGTACTCGGTCATCTTTTTGATGAGATAGCCCCAGCCAAAACTAAGTAATCCGATTGCCCATTCCATCCAGTGAGCGCTGATGAAGGAAAGAATACTCTGCATTGGCATCACCCCCTCCACCGGCTCTTTTCTTTGCGCACATCCACGTGCACCCAGCCGTTTGCTCTTCCAAGGCCGGGAGGATAGATGCCTACACCTCCCCTGCCCGCAAGCAGCTTGTCCGCGTAGGCATAGACCTGCTCCACGCTGATGCCCTGTACCTGAATATCCGCCGCTTTGCCGTAAAGATGCTGGCTGTACTTGGCGGCATTCTTCTGTTTAGCGTTCCAGCTTGCCGTGCGGAATGCACTCGTGATGGTTACAGGCTTGTTGAAGTGGGTACGAATCTTCTCCAGAATCTCCACAAGCTCTGTATCCACGAAAATCGGGTCAGAGCCGTCTCGACAATAAAACTCCCGAACTTTGAAGTGTTCCGAGAGCTTCAGGTTGCCGTTCTTCAGAAGAGAATATGCTTCGATGCTCATATGCCCTCCTTATTCCTCGGAGGTCACATCTGCTTCCTCACTTGCACCCTTAGCGTTGCTCTCGGTCTCCGCCGTAACAGGAACCTGAGGAGTCTCAGTAACCGGCGCGGCTGCCACGGCCACTTCTTCCTCTTTCTGTACGGGATAGCTTTCGCCGGTGATCTCCTCGTACTCATACTCCGTGATCCAGCCCTGTTTCACGGCATTCACGACCTGCCGCTTCTTCCACATGTGGTACTTGTAGTAGGAACGCACATCGTTGAACTTCTTACTGTGATTTGCCATTTTGAATTCCTCCTTACAGCTCGGGGTCAACCATCATGCTCAGATAATCCAGCTGTGCCTTCAGAGCCATCTGCTCCAGTTCCTCTGCCGGAATATCCCGCAGGATGAACCACCACTCTTCGCCCATCTTGCTGATCTGCACCAGTTCCATGTTCTCGTGCTTCTCGATGGTGTCGCCGCCCTCGATGGTCACTTCTGTCAGATTGTCCTCGAACATCTCTTTGGTGACTTCGGTGGTACTGATGAAGTTGTTACCGTTCAGCTTCAGGCTGCCGAGGGATGTGCCATCAGCCAACGTAACCTTCCATGCCCTTTCTTCCATGTTACACTCCTTCCGAACAGCTTTACATACAGGCTGTTCATCTTATAGATTTGGTCGCGGCTCATATACTTGTAGTTCCCACTGAGCCAGGAGCGAAAATAACCATCAATTTCTTCCATGGTTACGATTCCTTTGTCCAGCAGACGCTTATAAGCCTTTAGTTTACGGCGTTCTCTTGTGATTGCTTTTGGGTGAATTCTTCGTACAACCACTCCATTTTGAAGCAACGTGTACTTTACCTGAAGGTAACGGTACTCGCCAGAAAGTTTGCAGATATGTGTCTTTTTCTCATTGAGAATCAGCCCATACTCTGCTGCAATTTTCTTGACACCCTCTAAAACCTTCAGAAGCACTTCTTTGCTCCGATGGATGATATGCATATCGTCAGAATAGCGGCCTTGATGCTTCATGCCGCAGACAATTTTACAGTAGTTATCGATTCGGTAAGGAAATGTGATACCAATGTTTTGCGCCAGCTGGTTGCCAATATCGGCTCCCTTTGCCAGCATCTTTTCACCAGTCAAAAGCTCTTTCGGCACGCCCATGTTCATAAAAGGGTCAACCTTACCATTCATCATGGCTTCAATGTCCTCGTCCGAGAATCGGCTGACATCCATCTCGAACGTCTTGAAAATCTCATCCATCAAGTCCTCGGTGATAAGCCGAAGTTCATCACTTAGGCCGCTCTTTTCGAGTAGCTCGTGAAGCACCGCCTTACACGGTTCATGCTGAATGTTCGCATAGTACCCGCTGAAGTCGATAAAAAGCACATACCCTTCATTCGTACCTTCTTCGCGGTAGTAGTTACGCAGGTCATTTTCAAAACGCCTTCGATGAAATGCTACGCCTTTCCCCTTCTGAGATGCCGAATTGTCGTACTGTAGAAACTTTTGTAGATATGGAGTCAGCACCTCGTCACAAATTACATGATTCACCGCCTTGTCAGGGGTCACGATGCTGGAAATGAGGCGTTCCTTTCCTCGCTCACGATATCGGAACTTCATACTCCCTTTCGGATGGTAAGTTCCATTTTGAAGTGCCTTCTGTAATTTTGCTGTGATGAGAAGCTGATTCAACTTATAAAGTTTTGAAGCGTACTTAAACTGGGAGCCTTTCATTGCATGGTCTCCCGCATCATAGAGAACGTTTGCGTCGTAATAAGGATTCATTTTGCCTCATAAACTGCGCTGTAAGTTCATCGGTCGTAACCGGAACCGTCACAGTTATCATTCATCGGGTTATCTCCCGAACGGATAGCCTTTCCTTTCCCATTGCCGTGCAGGGAATCCTGTCCATAATGCACGGATGTGAAATCGGGACGAACGCCATTCTCATTCGAAGCGTTGTTGTAGTTCGCATTACCGTTGTTGTTCACATTCGCGAAGTACGTAGACGAAACTTTTCAAAGGCTACCCAATTGTTGTTATTCGGACTTTGCGGCTGCCTGAATGTGCGGTAGGAAACGCCCGTTATCAGATTGCCGCAATTTTTTAATGAGGTTGAAGTCTTTCTCAAGCTTCAATACAATGCGCGTGTATTTGTTTTTGTCAGCAGGCAGAACTTTTGCAATATAGTTCAGTTCGTCCTGGAGCACATTGCAACATTCCAGCGCTTTGTCCAGTTGCAGTCTGCGCTCCTCAAACTCACTCATATTGACAGGACTGATCGTGTTAGCTGCCCGAATGTGTGCCGATATTCCACGAGAAAGCCTCAGAACCTCGTCCCGCTCTTTCTCAATAAACCACATACTAAAGTCCTGATTAGTCTCCCGAAGTTGAGCTGCAGCTCGTTCCCGCAGCGCATCGTCCTGAATATAATCTGTGACTTTACGGATGTGCTGTTCCAGCCGTTTTTCGCTGTACCCAAAAGTCAGCATCAACTCCGTTGTAATTTCAGAGCGAATATTCTGGGCCAGTGCCAAAGCATCCAATGAGGTCGCTTTTCTCCTACTTTTAGGAATATTAGACACGCAAAAATCCTTCTTTCAAACAAAAAATAACGGCGGCACAAGGCCGCCTGATGGTTGATCAGCCGATGACGAAATCGGGACGAACGCCACCCCCAGACGAAGCGCTGCCGCAGCCCGCAAGACCGTCGCCGCTCACACCCGCGAAGATCGTAGACGAAACTACATCTCGCAGCCAGAACCACTGGCAGTTCGAGATCAGATGCGGTGCAAGCTGGAACAGAGGCAGCTGGCTCTTCTCCACAGTATAGTTCGCGGGAATCGTGCTGCCGTCACAATCAGGAGCAAAAATATGGCTGCCGTAGACCATGTTCTCGTTCATCAGCTCCACATCACTATCGAACCATGCGCCGCCAGAAGGCTTACCGTTGGTCACGGCATTAACCAGGTAGACACGATGGGTCAGCACATGGTCTGCACCAAACACAGCAACCGCCTTCTCCTTGGCCTGTGCCAGGCCTTCCAGACGCATCAGGCTGTTGATGTAACCGCCCTCGGTCGTATTGGTTGCGTTCATGTTGTGGGTGTACAGCTGGGTGTCCGGTACGATGACCGCATGGTGACGATCGAAACTGGTGTCACCGCACTTCAGGTAATAGTCAAAAGCGGCGATACGATAATTCACGCCGCCGTTGGACCAGTAGTCACCCACGTAGAGGTCGTCAAAGGTACCCGCCTTGATGGCTGCCAGCTGTGCCTCCGTGGGAGCAGAACCCAGATTCTTACCACGGAAGATGCCATTGTGCGCAGCAGCGGAAGCAGTCAGAACAGCCTCCAGGCCAGTGGCCGCTTTTTCGGTTGCCGTCTGAGCTTTGCGTGCTGCATCTGCGCTTGCCTGCGTTGCAGCAATCAGCTGCTCCCATGTAGTGCTGCCAGCATCAGGAAGGTCTGCCGTTTCGGTACCACTGTTCTCGCCAACAGTGTAGGGCACATCTGCACTGGTGACGATTACGCCATCGCGAATGCCCTGGAAGGTCACCTTGCCCTCACCAGAGATTGCAGTCACGATAGCCGGGACGTTTGCCACATTGTTGGCGAACAGGGTTGCCGGAGGCGTGATCTCCTTGTTCGGTGTGTGCCAGTAGGCACTGATGGTCAGGTTTGCCCACTCGTCACGGGGCGAGATACGCAGAGCATAGACGCTCTTGTTGCCCTCATAGCCCATGTTCAGGGTGCTGCTGCCATCTGCCAGCTGTGCCTGACCATTCTTAGAAAGGATCAGATTCAATTCAGTCATTGATAAGTTACCTCCTCTTCTTCGGTCTTATCTTCGGTTGTGGTCGATTGCGGAGAATAAACAAATTCTCCATTTTGAATTCTATACTGCAGGATGATGCCCCGGCCATCCGGTATCTCATCCGTGTACAGCAAGCCATCAGGCGGGTGCTCACGGTCTACAGGGAAAGAATCGTTCACCTTTCCAATACTGGTAATCGTCCCATCCGCTTTATACGTAGTAACATACATAGCACCACCTCCTCAAAGAAATCCGTAAACAACGACTGGCACGCAGCACTGATTGTGAGCCTCGAACTTTGCGCCGTATGTCACATCAGTCCACGGCCATATCCACTTGTCCAGTTTTTTGGTGTCGTAGTAGCCGCCCGGTCCAAAGGTGATTCCGTTTTTGCTGGCAGTTACCTTACGTGCACGAGGTTTATCCCACGCATAAGAACAACGTGCTTCCTTTCCATTCAGCACTACGATTGTGTACTGGATCAGGCCGCCTTCTGTCGAAGCGCTATCAAATGGGCTTGTGTAATATTCCTGGCAACCAATTGCAATTGCTGCGTAAGATGCCAGACGCCCATCTGAACAGATAACTGTTCCTCCTGCCATACCGGATGTAGGATCAGCATTTTCCCAAAGAGGAACCAGATTACGGATGCCATTAAAAACCAGCCCCTCATCAGTCATGGTTACATTGCTGTTTCCATTGGGACCGACCTGAACTCCACCTGCGCCATCTTTGATGTAATCTGTTGCTGTTTTTCCGGCTTCAATAGCTTTGGTGTCGTCGGTGTACTTCGATGCTCTCACCCAATCACTTGCCACATAACTGCCGCTTTCACGGTCATGCTGACAACACAAAATATCACCACTGCCACCTTGTACCCAAAGGTCACCAACCTCATACGGAGGGTACGGCTGGGCGCTGAAGCAACGCACTTTTCCATCCGCAGTAGACTGTGCCCGTGAGGCATTCTGCAAAGCCTGCTGAACTTGCTTGTCTTCGATAACATCCCAATAGTAACCCCCACTATTCTCTGTCCAGCGGTATCCAATACCCGTTGACTTGTCATAGTACAGGTCACCGATGTGAGCATGTTTTGCTTCAGGTGTTGTCCACTCAACAGCTGGATAGTTTTCTGCTGTAGGAACACCGGGATAAAACCATGAGCAGATGCTGCTATCTACTTGTGTTTGCAAAGAGTCCATACGGGTCATCGCATCGAGAAGGTCCTGCGTATTCTGATTACCGATCTCCAGTGCGCTTTCCATTTTATACTGGTAGGTACGCTTGTAGGATGCAAAGCTACCAGACATGGTTTCAAAATCCAATCCGAACGTATACTCTGTATTTTCAAGATTATCGAGTGTGAATACAATCTTGGAACAAAGAAAGTCCGAACTGATTTCATGCGGCAGACTTGCAACATGAACCTTGTCACCAAAATCAATTTTGTCAGTATTGACATTGATTCGATGCAGGTCGAATGCGCGAATCGTAATTTTAATTGCCATCTCAACAGCCTTATTCAGCATTCGTTGCCCGTTTGCTTTCAAAGTGTTTCGATTGGTTACATCTTCCCAGATAACTGATTTTTGGATTTTGCCAAAGAGTGCAATGGCATTATCAGACTGTAAATAGTTTTTTCCGCCATTTACAAGTTTGATATCAACACGGTTTCCTTTGCTGTCAGCTTTGCCAAGCGGAATGATCTGTGTGTAAACATTGGAAGCATCCACATACTCACTCAAATCCAGAAGATTTTTGCCAAATTCGATAATCTGGCTAGATGCTTTTCCAATGTCGTCCACAAAATCAATGTAAGATACACCTTTTTCCCTTCGGATGTACAAATATCTATCGTAATCACTCAGGTCTACCTCGTCCTTACCAACTTTACCGGTCGATGCACCAATAAGATTGCCGGAAATAAGATTCCAAACGTTCGTGTAGTCCGTTGTTTTGGGATAGATAAGCACATCTGTAAAGGCTCCTCGTACATTGCCGAGTTTGATCATTCGCTCTTCCGAACATTCAGAAGCATAGTGCTCAATAAGCTTCTTGAAATACTCCCCCATTTTGATTCCTTTTTTGGAATAATCATGTGGTTCATATTGAATATCGTTCAGAAAAGCCAGTTCACCTTCACAAGTAACTGCCTTGGTGTTGTAAAAGTCTTTCGCGTCGTTTAATACACGACCTTTCCAGAGCACCTCGTCATCTTCTCGAATCGTAATGATCGTCTTCAGTTTTTTCAAACTGGAGTACATCGGATTGATGGATGGCAAATTAAACGTAAAGCTGCCTGCTTTATTCAGTTCAAGCGTTGCCTGCGGTTCTGTAATGGCATATCTCTCATCCAACAGTCGTGGCGAATAGAACAGTTTGTCGTCAGCGTATACGCTAAACATACTATAACCATCCTCCAATCGCCTGTAAGCTCACTGTCCCATATCCTTTCGCAACAATAGACGTCGTTTCCCCTGGTATCAGCATGATAATGGGATCAACCCATGTGCCTTTTGCAAGCGATGTTGTATACCGTCTGCTAGATGTTGTGAACTCGATGGACATAGCATCCTCAGAAGACAATTCGATGCCAAATTTCGGACAAATCGGCTCGCCCGTATAATTGCTGACCGAACCAGAGAAAATAGTAGCGCTGCCATTAACGGCAGTTTTCACAACCTTCCCAATGTCTGCAAACTTGTGCTTATACGGGTTGAAGCTGTAGTTTATGGTGAGTATGGTGTGACCGTTGCTTTGTTTGGGATTGTCCACCCAGCATCGGCCTTCATAAAAATAGGCCGCATCTTCTTCCAAACTAACACGAAGTCGTTTGCCCTGAAGTGCGGCCATCACCTTGCTGTAGATCGTCATAAAGGGTTCGATGTCATTTTCTACATAAAAATCCCAGCTTCCTTCTCGCATGTTAAATACCGGGTAGCCCGTCAATGCTTGTGCTGCATCAATTACACCACTGCCACCCGGCAAGTCGATATTATGCGTTTTTTCGGTCGGAGGCACAACGATGGGGCGTTCTGCAGGCGTGAGGTGCCAATCGGACCACGTGTTGTACTGTCCAAAATTCACAGAATACTCGCGTTCCAATCAAATCACCCCTCTTTCTGCCAGAATATTTCTTCCGCCCATGTTAGAATCGATTTTTGGTGCCAACTCGCCAACAGTCTTTCCGCTGTCAAGCACAAGTTTCATTTTACTGATCGATTCTGCCATTCGGTCCACGCGATTGCCCAGCTGACTAATTGCGTTTACCACATCGCTATTGTCCGACTGAGGCTTCGTAAACGCTCCATTTTGATTTCCGCCAATTCTCTGTGCAAGTTCATTACTGCGATACACACGTTCCGCTGTTTCAGCAGAAGGCGTATATGCCTGTGTAGCTGCCCAGCTGGTCGGAGATGCATAGTCAGAAAGATTCAGCACCGGCGTAAAAATCGGTTCAGCAGTCTCCTGTCCGGTTGCAACATCATAGAGCATCTGGGCCGCATTCGTGGCAATGTCAAGTGCAGAGCTGGTCATATCGTTCATGGAACGATTCACACCATCCTCGGTACTGGTGATGCCATTTGCAAAGCCCTGTCCCATGTAAGCGCCCAGCTCAGCCATAACAGTCGAGGGCGAATGGATACCAAAAATGCTCTTAAAGCCATTCACGATCCAACTGCCCAAGCCTTTGATACCATTCCAGATGCCAGAGGCTACACTGGTCACACCATTCCAAAGACCCTGACCGATGTTCTTGCCGACTTCCCAGATTTTCTTGAATACATTGCCGATGCCTTCCACCAAGTTGGACACAAAGTTTCCGATGCCCTCAGCAATATTCTGGAACAGATTCGAGATCCATTCGCCAAAATTAGCAAACCACTCTTTTACCTTATCCCAGTTTTTGATAAGCGCAAAACCAGCCACACCAATAGCAGCAATCGCCAACATAATTAGTCCGAGTTCTGGTACCGTTATACCAATAGCAGCTGCAATGGTTGTCAGAACACCCATAACGGCTTCTCCAACGCCTGCCAATGCACCGCCTTCTCCAAACAGCCCCATAACAACCTTACCGATACCTGCCAGCAAACCGCCATCCTCAAAGAGTTTACCAATGAAAGATGCAATTTTCGGCATGTATGTCGTAAAGCCATTCTTAACCGTATCCATCAGAGTCTTTCCAAAGTCAGACCCAAGGAAATTCAGTAATGCACTGATGGTCGAACTGATGGCTGTACCATAATCGCCATTCATGGCTGCTACAACAGCAGACATCGAAGCGGTAATGGTCTCCGCAGCACCGTCGCGCATATACAAACCAATGAAATTTGAGAGCTTCTGCGCAATTGCCGGATACGACTCCTGCACTTTGCCCCATGCTTTATTGAATCCGTTCGAGATGGACTTCCAGTTATCAGCAATGGCAATGCCAAGCTGCATGGTAACCTTCTTTGCATCATCACTCATATTAAGCGCATCAGCAAAAGCTTCTGCATACCCAATAAAGCTATAACGCTCGTCCTGCAGTTCATGGAGAGCTGCCAGTCCATCATCCGTATTCTGCGTTCCGGCCTGTACATACTCGTTATACTTGTCGTAAGCATTCGTGGTGCGCTTCAGCTGGTAGGACATATTTCGCAGAGCAGCACCCATGTTGATGGTAGAGGTCACAACACCATAATCACCATCTTCAAACAGCTTCAGAAGAATGCTCTGCTGGTTGGAATACGTCTTCATCTCCAAAGCATAGCGCTCATTTTGTTTATCGAACCTGTCAAGCTCAGCATTGTTAAGGCTGTTCACCAACTGCTGATACTCGATTTGCTCTTTCAAATACCGCGCATATGCCTCTTGGGTCTTACGGCTCTCCTCACCGAACGCATCCTTGGTTTTCGTGTATTCTTCTTCTGCCGTAGTCAGTGCTTTAGCCTGAATCCCGATTTTCTTGTTGATGAGTTCGATTTGTTTGTTCGACTTTTCTGCAGCAGTTGCTGTCTTTTCGTACTTGCTGCTCCAGAAGCTGTACTCGTTTTCAGCAGCGCTGCTTTCGTCATCGTACCGGTCAAACAAATCGGAATATGTATCTTCGTATTGGCTTTTCTGCAGGTTTTCCAGCGTAGCCTGCTCGTCCATCAGGGTGTTGTAGGCTTCGCGGGTCTTATCATTGTTCTTGCCCACTCTCTTGAGAAGTTCGTCATATTGCTCCTGCGCAATTTTCACACGACTGGTTTGCCGAGTAATCTTTGTGCCGATATACTCACTTCTTTTCTGGGTAATTTGCTCATTAGTTGCAATATCACCCTCGCGGGCTTCCCACAGAGAGTATTCCTTATCGGCCGCTTCCAACAAATATTTGTTGGCTTTCAGCTTCTTGGAATAGTTCTCAGCAATCTGCTCCGCCAGAGTTTTTCCGGTTTTCTTTGTCGGGCTGGTGTGGCCCGTCGTAGTGGGTTTTGTGGTCGTAGAACCGGAGCCGCCCAACGTCTTCAGAATATCCTCGGCTGTTGTAGTCGTTCCACCAAACACGCCGCTCAGGGCACCAACAATATTGGTAGCTTTATTCGTAACATCAGTCTTGGTTGTATCCATGCCACTAAGAAGGGTCGAACGGATGCCGCCATTCAATGCCAAGAGACTGTTCTGCAACCCATCTGTCTGGCTAAAGCCAATACACATACCTGCCAGAATATTGCTGGCGTCTCCCTGTGAAACGGTGCTCGGGCTATGGATACCCCAATAGTCTCTGAACTGGCTATTGATGGTGGAAGAAATATTGCCGCACGCTGCCGTAATAGCAGCCATACCAGCAGAACCTTCCATCCCCTGTGCCAGGCCCATATCCAGCCAGTAGCCGTTTTCCTCCATCATGGTGCTAGGAGAATTGATGCCAGCTGTTTCTCTGGTAGCATCCTCTACCGTTTTGGCCAGATTGACGCTACTTTCCCTAACATCCTTCTGGCTGTTATTCATGCCTTCTGCCAGTTTATCACCAACAGATTTGCCATACTCGGTAGCATCACGTTCGTCTGCTGCTTTGTTGGCTGCTCCGAATAGCCCATCTAGCAAGCTGCCTTCCTTGAACCAATTTGCAGGGTTGAATTTCTCGCCAATAAAGCTCGTAATATTCGCCCACAAACTGCTTAGAGCACCCTTAATGCCGCCTCCTTCGCCGCCACCGCCATCCCAGGCCCATGCAATCAAGTCGATGATGGTCTGAATCGCCACAGTACCCAGCGTGAACAAAGCCTGTCCAATGGGCTCACTGCACTGCACGATAACGTTACAAACAGTCACGATAAGCTGAGCCAGCGCATTACCAATACTTGGTGCCGCCTGTGAAATGCCATCGCAAACTGCCGTAATAATAGCCGCAATAGAAGTTACAATGGTCCCGGCAATCGTAGCCAGTCCTTTAAAAATACCAGCTACAAATTCAACCAGCAGCCATGCCACAGCCTTGATTCCATTCAGAAATACCTGGAAGTTCAGACTATTCAAAAGGCTCAAACTTGACGCCAGATTCCCAAAGAACTGAGACACAGACGCCAACGCCATAAGTGCGCCAAGACTAATAGCCAGCGCACTCATCGCAAGAGATAGTGCCATAATGACTGGTGTCAACGGGGCAAGAATGAACGCCGCAGCTCCAACCACACCGAATGCACCAGCGATTGCCAGCAGTCCCGTTCCGATTTGTGCAAGGCTCAGGTTACCAAGTCCTGTCAGAGCCGGAACCAGAAGGTTGATTGCCACGGTCATGGTAGTCAGCGAAGCCGCTGAACCGAGGGTGCCCTTGGTCAAATTCAAAGCAAGGACAAATTCTGCAAGAGCGCCGCCAATTGCAATGAGGCTCTTTTTTATGCTCTCTCCGTCCAACCCGGAAATGGATTTCATAGCTCTACTGAGAACGACCATGCTACTGGAAAGAATGAGCACGGAAGCCGAGCTGGCAAGCATTTTCTTTGAAAAACCTGCAACAATCCCAAATGCCGCAAACTCAGCCAGCGCAGTGCCGACTGCAATCAATCCATTTTGAATCTCGTTCAAATTCATGCTGCCAAACTTTGCAACTGCAGACTGAAGAATATTCAGAGCCGATGCCAGCAGAATAAGCCCGGTCCCCTTCAGAACGCCGAGCTTGTCAAACTTGGATACTGCCAGAAAAGCACCCAGTTCAACACAAAGGACGCCGATTCCAACCAGTCCATGTGCCAGTTCTTCCCAGCTAAGTCCGCTCATGGCGTTTACAGCGCTCGCCATGATCCGAATAGCTGTCGCAAAGGCAATCATGCCGGTAGCACCCTTCATGAACTTACCGCCAGTTTTGGAGAGCACGACCGAAACAGCAGTCATCCCGCCCATGATAGAGCCAAGGGCAACGATGCTCGAAACCAACTTTCCACTGTCGATAGATGCCAGTTTTGCAGCAGCACCTGCCAGAATGAGGGCGCTCGATGCCATAGCAACCATTGCCACTGACATTGTGCCAAGCTTAGTGCTTTTCGTTTTTCCGCCAAATTTATCGAGCAGCAAAAATGCACCGACAAGTTCGCCAATTGTTGCAGTAAGTGCGCCAATCCCACCAGCTAGTCGCTCCGGCTTGATTATTGATAGCACTGTCAAAGATGCCGCCATAATGGCAACAGCCTTTGCAATCGTCATCATTGTTTCGGCTTTCTTGGACTGCTTCCATGCATCAATTGCCTCACCAAGGGAGTTGAGCACATCTTTAATGCTTCCAATAGCATCACCTGCACTGGAAGCCAGCTCTTTGGCACTATTCAGAAATCCCTTGACACCTGCAAAAATGCCAGCAACTAAGCCGCTGTTGATAATATTTGCAAGTTTCTCGGTGTCAAGACTGTTAAAGGCTTCCTTTGCGCTTGCACCAAACCCCTTAAAGATTTTGTCCGCCGAAGAGCCAAATGCATAAAGCCCTGGTGCAATAAAGTTGATGAAGGAAGTAAACCACTCGCCAAGGGTCTTTAACGGGTCGAACACGACAGAGACGTTATTCGACACATTGGTCAATACCCCTGCAAAGGCCTGCATTCCTTCGGACACTTTCCCAATAATCCAGTGGATACCATCGAGAACGGTCTTAAATACGGTAGAATTGTTGACTGCATCGGCCATTTTGACCAAGCAATCGCCCAGTGCTGCTGTAATGCTTAAAAAGCCGCCAGCAAGTGGAGATGCAGCATTGAATACTTCTCCAAGAACCTTGCCAATGGCTAAAAATGCATTTCTTCCAACATTCAGCACTGCAAAAACGCCACTAAACGTTCGCTCGATTTTATCTGCAGTTTCATCACTGATGCTGAGCTTTGCAGTAAAGCTGTCAATTGCTTCAGCAATGCTGTAAATCTGTTCAGCGTTGACAGGAGAAAACATCTTCTGCCATGCCTTCATCACAGGTTGAACAACTTTTTCGATAGCCTCAAAAATGTTCCAAATAGACTGAATCAAATGCTCTCGGCCAGAGAGTTCACCAATCTTTTTTGAATATGTATCCAGATTCAAACTACCGTCGGCGATTTTCTGATTAACCTCTTCAAAACTTTTTGCCAGAGCTTTAACCTGCGTCGGGTCAAGCCCCTTTGCCATGAGCTCCTTGTCGCTCAGTTTACTCAATGCCTGCAACTGCTGGGTCGATTCATCCAATCCATTTTGAAGCTGCTCCGCAGAAACACCACCCTGCTGCAAAGCCTTGGCAAAACTACCGGCATCATCGATCTGTTTTTGGCTGATGGAACCGTTTGCAAGCATGACCTTTTCCAGCATCTGACTATAAAAGTCAGCACTGTCGCCCAGTGCGGTGCGCAACTGCTGCCAGCCACTGTTCAGGCCACCCTCCAGCACCGTATTACGGGCTTCGGACGACTTGTTGATCAGGTCTGAAAACACATCACTGAACTTTGTAAAAAGCTCCTTTGCCTCTTCAAAGTCACCGATAACAGTCTGCCAAGTCTGGGTCCAGCCGGACTGCAATGCCTCTGCCAAGGTATCTTTCAGCTGACTGAAAGTTTTAACCTTCGTTGCAGCATCGTTTGCAGTCTTGCCCATCTCCATGATTTTCTTGATTTGCTCATCGGTATAGCCGATGGATTTCAAGGTTTCCTCATTGAGATCGCCGGTGAATTTCTGAAGCGTCTCGGTCAGAATAGAAGAAGTCAGCCATCCCTTGGACAAGGTTTCACGGAAGGAACCTTCTTTTGCGATCATGCTGTCAATGGCGACACCATGCACACGAGCAGTTTCTTTCAGCGCGTCTTGGAATACCTGGCCACCCATGCCTGCGTTGACCACAGAGTTCCAGTCCTGCAACTTCACAGTACCAGAAGCCAGTGCCTGAGAAAGCTGGTACATGGCGGTACTAGCCTGTTGGCTGGTCGAACCGGATACAGCTGCAAGGTTTGCAATACCCTTGATGGCTGCAACAGATGTATCCAGATCAACACCTGCTGCTGTAAATGTACCAATATTACGGGTCATTTCCGTAAAATTGTAGATCGTCAAGTCAGCGTAGTGGTTCAGTTCGTCCAACGCAGCATTGACCTGATCCAACGTAGTACCTTTACTCGACGTGTTCGCCAGAATCGTCTGAACTGCATTGATCTGGGTTTCGTATTCCTGAAAGCCACTAATAATGGGGTCAAGCGACAGAGCCTTTACAAGTCGTTCTCCAGTAGCAATGGCTTTGTTGGTAATGCTGGTCAGTGCCGTAACGGCAATCACATTAACAGCCGAAAACTTGCTCTCGATAGATTCCAGCGCTTTGGTCATTTCCGAAAAATCGACCTTTTGGGAGGCAGAGCTAATGCGCTCAAACCCTTTTTCTACGCCTTTGAACTGAAGTGACTGCTTCAGCTTTTCTAAGGTGCCCATGGTCTGTCGGGTGCCTCTCTCGAATTGCGCATTGTCAAATTGCATTTGAACAACACGCTCATCGACTTCCCTGCTCATTCTCTCTTTACCTCCTCCCATGCTCGCTGAGCGATTTTATCGAAAATCGGCTTCATCGCCGGATTGATATAGTCTGTTCCCTGCACATACCCGCCGTTTCGGGTGCCATGTCCGTATTGCAGAATTACCGCAATGGGCACACCGTCCACAATGTTCGAGTTCGACCATGTTATGGTGATAGAGCCCGTCCCCTTATGAACGGTATAACTCCAGCTGTTTGCAGTTGTTCCGGTGTCCTTCGGCGTTGCCGCACGCAATGCTTCCACACCTTCCTGACCATACTGATTCAGGATTGCATCCAAATTCAGTCTGTTGGCTCGTTTCAAAAAATCGCTCGTTCGCCTGAAATCGCCTTTTTGTCGAAACATCACCACTTTTGGCATCGTTTATCCCCTCGTACCAAATTCCTTCAGGCGTTTTTCATTCAATGCACGCTGTCTGCTAAGAGCCTCGCTTTTGCTCATCTTCTTAGGCGGCTTCCGTTCCTCGTTGCAAACTCGAATCAACGTGAATAGTCGGTTAAGATGCCACTTTTCGCATTCCAAGGGAATGTGGGCGGCAAACATACGCGCATAAATTGCCTCGCTTGTTAAGGCTTTTACTTTCACCTTAATCTTAGGGCGAGGCTTACTCTTCTGCGGTATTCTGGGCTCGCACGGTTTTGGCTCGCACGGTTTTGGCTCACCCGGAAACCAGGTTGCCGTCATCGGTTCGTCCATATATTTGTAAATGGCTGCCATGTTCGATTCTGTCAGTCGAAGATACACGCTCGGCTCAACACCTTGCGTAACCGTCATGCACCGAACGTAATCGACCATCTGTTCCCTTGTCAGTGAATCGTTACCGAAAAAAGGAACATGCCACTTCATTTCCCATTTAGACAGGGAGACAAGCGAATGCTCTAACCGGAGCGTTACAGCGTTCAGCTGCACAAATTCCTGCGTTCGTGCATCCCAATATTCCTGTTTAGGAATTGTGATTTTCAGCATTCTGCCTGCCTCCCTGTGCTGTTAAATGTTAGCCGTTAGGCAGTGCGATAGGCGCATTGCCTGCGATCTGAGGTGCGGGTTCAGCCTTCGTAGGCTTGGTATCGCACAGACTATTGATAAAGGCAATTGCCTTCTCCGTATTGGTGACAAGCGACATATAGAAATCGCTATAGGCCTGAGTAGCCTCGAAATCTGCAAAGATCTCCGGGCTCTTCTCAAAGCGACGGCCGTCCTCGCTCTTCTTGCCGTAGGAAATGCGCAGAACATCCTGGAACAGCTTAACCAACTCCAGCTGGCTCTTGGCGTTCACGATCTTCTTGATGTACGCCTCCATGCCGCCCTCCTTGGAAAGCGACAGGTTCAGCACTTCTGCCTCAGTCAGATTGAAATAGAAGTCTTCGGTACGCTCGGTACCGCCAAAGTCCACATAGGTCAGAGTTTCGGTAATCATTTTTCTTTCTCCTTTACAAAGTCGATTCCATTTTGAATGGATCAGGTGGTCATCAGCTTGATAACCTCATCCGGCAGCGGCAGATACGGGGTGGTGTTGGCAGTGCCGTACAGAATGTTCAGCAGCTTCTCCATCTTGGCCTGAGGCACCTTAGTACTATCCAGCTCCATATGGGCGGTGGGCTTATAGCCAGTCACCTTGACAGGAGTGGTATCGCAGTCCCAGCTGAAGGTCTCAGCGTCCGGGCTGTCATTGTAGGACTCATGGCTGCGTTCAGAAGGAGATGCAGTTGCGCCCCACACCAGATGCAGGGTAAAGCCCAGCTCATCATCTTCATCGCTGCCAATGAGGGTCTGCCAGGTCAGGCCAAAGGGTTTACGCTTCTGCTGGCTGATCGTCACGCCAGGAGCCACCTCCGCGCTGCCGTCGCACTCGCCGAACTCAGGCGGATAGAAGTAGGCCTCCGGGGTGAAGTTATACTTCTCGCCTGCACGGATGCTGCCGTACTTGATGTTATCGGCCCACAGGTCGGTAGCATCAGCGCCATCCGGGCTCTCCTTGATTGCGGTAATGCCGTTCCACGCCACACCCTTGGGGTAAGCGCCCTTGTCCTGCTTATACAGAGCAACATTGCTAACACCCAGCTGGTACTTGCGCTCGCCGGTCTTATCCCATTCGATTTTTGCCATTCGAGTTTCCTCCTTTTTAAAAATAGATCGTTATAACGTCGTGATACAGATTATCAGCCTTGTACGGCCGGTCATAGTGGCACTTAGCCATTTGCATAAGTGCTTTCGTTATTTTGGAATCCGGTCGTGAATCGATGACTGTCAGCTGATAAAAAATCCGCTGCAAATAAACTCTGTTATCGGCAGCGGCATTCTGTATTTTGGATTGTTCATAGCAGATACATGGGTAACTCATTCGCAGATTTGCCGGGGGTTGGTAGTACACATTCTCTTTACCGCACGCATCTTTTACGATTTGGCGCAAAATAGCGTCAAGTTTCTGCCGGGGTTCCGCCATTGTACAGTCCTCCCAGGGTAAGTGTCAGCCGCGGATAGTCGATCTGCACTTCTGTCACTTTCCATCTAGCACCCATAATCTCTGCATATTTGATGGAGTCAAAGTGCTTGTACAACGTCGGGTCGGCCAAAATACTCAAAGTATTTGCGATGGTTAGGTCGTCATTTACTTTGTCAGCAGTCTGGACACGCCGGGTATTCTTCAAAAGCTCGCCAAAGCAAGTATGCTCTACGATTTTCTCTTCAAAAATGCTCGGCTCCGTTTCAACTGTCTGCGCCAGACCGAGTTTTCCAAACCATTTGCTCATAGCATTTCACTCCATTTTGAAGTTAGAAGCATCTAATTCAATGCGTAAAAGAAATTACTCCTTGGCGGAAGCGGTCCAGGTCTTGAAGTCCAGATTGGTGGACTTGGTCAGGGTCTTCACGCCAGTGCTGCCATAAGCCACGGCCATCAGCAGGTCGGTGCCATCGTTCACGATCAGGCGGCCCAGCTCGAAAGCGTGAGCCAGCTCTGCCTTGGTGACAGTTTTCTCATGCTCAGCATCGGCATACACCTTACCATCGGTATGGCCATAAACGATGTAGCTTGCAACATGCTGGTCCTTACCAGTTTCGTAGATCTTTTCCATCTGTTTTTTCCTCCTTTTAGGCCGCAAACTCCACAACGATGGCACTGTACGGGGTGGTCAGTGCGCCGGAGCAGCGGGTTTCAATCAGGTACTTCTGAGCATTGAAGTCGATGTCGAAGTCATCAAACATGCTCACGGCACCGCCCTTGTCGGCACCAACAGTGTAGTCGGCCAGATTCACGATCACGCAGGCCAGTTCGCCGCCCTTAGGACCCTTGCGGCCAACCATCTCAGGCACCACAACGATCTTCTTCACACACATGGCCAGCGCCAGCTCTGCCACATCCTTGTACAGACGACGGCCAATGCCATCCTTCAGGAGCAGCATCTCAGTCAGATTTTTCTTGGTCGTGTACATGGTCGGGGTTCCGGTGCCACGGTAGTTCTCCTGAGCACGAACAACATCGTCCATCAGAGTGCTGTACTTCTCAGTGTCCTTCAGGCCAGTGGTCTTCACTGCCACTTTGATGGTGAACAGGTCGGCATCGGTGAGCACAGGACGGATGCAGTTCTCGTCGATCTTATCACGAGTTGCTGCCGTACGGCCATCGCCCAGCAGATAAGCCAGTGCCAGCTCACGGTTCAGCTTGTAACGCATCTCGTTGCGCAGCCAAGCCACCACATCGAAGGTAGTAATGTCGATCACGTCATCACGATCCAGCTCCTGCTTCTTGTAAACCGTGGTCGGACCAGTGGAGCGGCGCAGCAGACCGAACACCTCTTCGGTCTTATAGTTGCCCTTCATGTAACCCTTGGCGCGTGCCTCTTCGGTAGTCAGATCAGCAAACTGGCTCTTGATGCGGCTGAACGGCACATGGTGAACGGTACTCATAACATCGCTCACCCAGTCATCCGGTGTATCAATGATGCGGGGCGGGTTGTCCAGCAGGTGGTCTTCAGGGAACAGGTAGTCGATGTTGTCAATGCCGTGGCACAGTGCATCAACCTCGCTGTCCTCGATGCCGGCATTTGCAAAGGCAGCCTTCATGGTGCCGCTGGTCTTTGCGCCCTTAACCACATTGTTGATCTCATCCAAGCTGTGCTTCAGCACGGTGCCATCCTTCTTGTTTTCAAAGCAGTGGTGCATAGTTTTTTCCTCCTCACCATCGTTGTTATCGTTACCCTCACCGTCCTTGCCGTCATCCAGGGCAGAACCGATGATTGCGTAAACCACGTTCTTCTGTTCCTCCGTCAGGGTATCAAATACCTGTTTGACGGTCTTCTCGTTGGCGTCAGCCATCTTGGTTTCTCCTTTCTTTTCCTTATCACCTTCGCTGGAATCATCCGAGTGCTGCAGATTCTCGTCCTCCAGCAAGTTATCGTCCGGGTCCAGCCCATGCTTCAGGCTCAAACCAGAATCGGTATAAATGAAGGCTTCGGAACTGTCCTCTTCGGTGCCATCCGCGCTGTGCTTCACGACCTCATCAATCAGAGCACCGGGGTTACATCCGGCGATAACCAGACTCAGTTCTTTGATCATACCATGCATCACAGTCTTTCCGGCTTTCTGGATGCCGTTGGCATAGATAGACATTGCGTCAATGTCGCCATTGTCCACGCAAGCCTTGGCAGTCTGTCCACTGGGACTGTCGTTCATCTTCACATAGGCATACACACCATCTTTCCGGTTTTGCAGCAATGCGTGACCCAGCACATTGTCCGGGCTGGAATGATCATGGTTCCACACGACAGGAACCACCTGACCATCACATTCCTTGAAGGCATTCGGTGCAATAGTCAGGCCATCAAAGCACTTCACATTGGCTTTAGTTGCCCAACCGGAAAAGTCATAATCGAAATTGATTGCCATTTTGAATTTTTCACACTCCTTCCTGCTGATTTGCATTAGCTTGCTCATCAGCATCATTTTCTTTGCCCTGAACGGGCATTCCCTTATCAGCCGAGGCAATATTACGGTTTGCAAGCTGGTCGGACTTCGGGTCCTTCGAGGGCTTCATGCCAATCACCTGCCGGAACTCGTTCGGGGTCATGATCTCGTTGCGGGTGAACTTATCTGCCATCTCTGCAATCATGCTCACCGGTGCCAGACGGAACGGATCACGGAAGAACATGATGCTCTGACCCTGCGTCCGGGCAGTCTTTGTCAGGAACTTCCGCTTGAACTCGTCTGCAATTGCCGCTATGACTGGCTCAATAATGCGATTCATGTAGTTGTTCATCGTTTTCTCGTCCGCAGTACCATTCAGGATCTCCTGTGTCACACCCAATTGACTGTATACCATGTTCGTCAGGTATTCGATGGATTTCAGAATGTTGTTTTCGAGACTGCGATTCAACTGCACGATTCGCTCAGTGCCGTCCGTATAGGCAATACCATACTTAGAGCCGGAAAGCTGCTTTTCGATTTCTTCCCGCCGCTCATTTGCCTGCTTTCTGCGAGCATCCGTCTTAATAACATAAGGAAGCTGAATAATCATATCCAGTTTCCCACTACCGGCCTGTTCATCTACCACGTCCAGCAATGCCAGTTTTCGCACCAACTGCTGCATGGTAGAGTTCGGTGCGTTCATGACCGAATAAAATGGGTTCTCAATGAGCGCAACCATCTTCTTCGGGAAAGTAATCTCCTCCCTCTGACCGGTCAATTCATTGAAGACCCGTACTCGCACACGATCTGAATACCACTCTACGGGTACACCAACACGCATGGAGCAGATTTCATAGCTATTGCTATAACGTGGGTCAAAATTTGTTTTCTCCGGGATAACTGCCGCCACGCCCTCTTCCAAAAAGGTCATCACGATGTCCTGAATCAGCCCTCGGCCGGTCTGGTCGGCATTGGCTTCCGTAGTCAGACAATAATTAAGGCCCGAATCAATAATCGAATCAAAGCGATTATTTTCATCGAGCTTTACGTGATTGATCTTAATGGATGATGCATCGAGCGAAATACGATTGTTGATGGCATTGATAATGGTGCGCTCACTTCCACGAGAAAAGCGCATCCGATCAGGGCGGTAACTGTAGCCGCCTCCATAATACTCGCTTCCGGGAGGGTCCCGGTTCAGAAAGGCGTTCCACGCATGTTTCAGCCTGGAGCCAATGTTCATCTCCATTTTGAATTTTTCCTCCAAAAAACCACCAAGCAGATTTCTCTGCTCAGTGACCTTGCCATGCTTTCTTTACTTGCGCTTGAGTGACTGTATGTCCTCGTGAAATTCCAGTAGGCCGCCGGTCATTCCATTGCTACATTACTTATCCTCCTCAACTCAAATAATCGCTCATCTTGCGTTCCATGTAAGCGGAGCACTCCGAAACCGTCTTGTTGCCCAGCTTGGAAACGTAGCCGATTGTGTTTGCTCCCACTTCTTTTGCAATTCGCTCGGCGTTGTAGCGCATATACAGCTTGTCCACGACCTTCGGATTGGTCTCTGTCACCGATTGCAGGCGGACAGAATCTGTATCAAACACAATCATCGGGCGCTTTGCATGATAGCTGGAATAATCCTTGTCGTTATAATCCAGCAACGCATTGTAGCCTTTCTTACTCAGCTCCGCATAGAAACGGCTCTGTGCCGCCACTTCCTGTGCGTTATGATTTGTCAGAGAAAGGTTTAAAGCCTTATAGATGGCCACTTTTTCGGATGCGGTCAGTGTAGTGGGGTCTTTCTTCAAAGCGTTCTCTGCCTGTTTGAAAAGTACCTGCTGGGTAGGTCTGCGCATCTTCTCTTTGGAATCCGCAATGGATGCTTCAAGATTCCGCTTGAACTCTTTCTCTTTCAGCAGCCCAGCCGTAATATCACTGGCGTTCTCATCGGAAGGCACCTTCAACTTCTTGACTGTTTCCAGTTTCAGCTGATAGACCTTCATGCTGTTGGCTTTATCGCGTAAAGCAGTGGCCGTTGCTAAGTCAGCTTCGCTGCCGGAAGCGTTCGCCTGCTTTTCTGCCTGTTTGGCATCATAGTTGGCTCGCGTCATCAGATTCTTTCCGAAAAGCCCCATGTACTTGTCGCTGTCAGCCTTCTTATAGGTAGCGTAGAACGCAAAGTTCTCAAACTCTTTGGAAGTCTGAATCCGAGAGAACGTTGTGCCTTTCTTCAGATATCCGTCAACATACTGCCGCCCCGTCACCTGTGTTCGAGCAGTGTTGACGCAATCTTTCACACGCATCCCCATTATGGATGCCATGCGCTCCATTTGGCTGTCGTTCCGGCTCACACCGTATCGCTTTCGTCCTGCCGGAGTATACGTACCATCAGCATACTGATATCGTCTTACACCCCACTTCTGGCCTTTGATTCCGTGGTGATACAGCTCCATTTTGAATGTTTCACCCCTTCAGCTCCTTAATGGCCAATGCAATACCGAGAGCCGAACTCGTAATGGCCAGAACACTTCCTGCAATCTCCAAAGTATCACTGACGGCTTCCCGACCGGAATAAACCTTCTTCGGGTTGAACATATCATCGTACTGCTTTTCCAGCATGGCGCGATTGATTTGTTCCCGCATCTCCTGGTCGGTCATCTTGCTCAGATCCATCTTAGGCGTTCTGCGCGCCTGAATCCGCATGGACTTGTCATTCAGCGTTTTCAAGTTACCAGCCATCTGGTTGCCAGAATCGACCACACGTTTCATCCGCTCTCGATCTTCTTTGACCCAGCGATTCGGGTCATTAAGACTCTCTTCGGGCAGACGGTTATCTTTTTTCTTTTTGGCATTTACAGCCGCATCGGTCGTGTAGCGGCGTTTACCCGCATTAGTCAGACTACCATCAGCATTCTGATAACGCCTTACGCCCCATTTCATACCTTTGACACCCCAGTGCCAAATTTGGTTATTATAGTACAAGCTTCATCCTCCTTCTTTATAAGTATTGCAAACATACCCCCCCCCATGATATAATAGGTATCATGAATATTTGTTTTCCTTTGTGTGGAGGAGGTCTGAAACTATGTCTGATTCTCAGCTGTGTCCTGCAGATTTCAATTGCGAGATTTTACCTTGTGAAGTCCCCTACAACTTTGAGGATACTTCCCAGTTCCAAAAGCTTTCTTTTCCGGAAGAGGCTTGTGTACGGCTCAATTCTCTGCTCCAACTTGCACCTGCAGTTGCCGCTGCCGATGCTTTGTCTAAAACCTATGTGCTCCGATTCCCAGAAGGTGTACAAGGCGTTCTCATGCGCTTGAAACAAGGTGGCTTGAGCACTGTTATGGTCGGTGGAGATGGCCGCATTGTTGGTACTGCTTCTCTTATTGAGGCAGGCACAGAGATGGTCAATCTCATGAACATCTTCACTGTAGCATCTTTTGCAACTGGCCAGTATTTCCTTGCCCATATCAGCACTGAACTTTCTGAAATTCGTAAGAGCATTGACGATGTACTGAAATTTCTGAACGATGACAAACGCTCTCAACTGATTGCGGAACTTACATTTGTTAAATACGCTGCATCCAACTTTTCTTCCATCATGCTCAGTGAATCCCAGCGTACTGCCACCCTGACTAACCTTCAGCATTCCAAAATTGCTGCAGTATCGAACATTGAGTTTTATACCACCCAGCTGGAAGATAAGATTGCTTCCAAAAAATCCGGTAAGCCTTCCGAGCAATGTGCAGCTGTTCTGCAGGCAAAGCAGACGCTCGATCTTGCAATGCAGCTCTATGTCATGAGCAGCGTTATGGAGGTCTACTATTCCCAGAACTGGAACAAGCTCTATCTTGAAAACATTCACAACGATATGAAGCAGGTTCTCACCAGTTCCAAGAATCGTATGCTCCGTTCTCTGAGCGCATTCGGTACCACCATTCAGGATGCACACAAGGATGTAAAGGTCATTGGTATGTCCATTCCCAAAGGCGGATACTCTGAGGTCGAAAACGAACTCTTCAAGACCATCGACGAGCTTTCTAATAAGACAGAACTTCCTCTGCTGGAACTTGCTGACGATGCTCTCCAAAGCCCCAAGAAAGAAACTAAACTGTACATGACCGGTGATGGCGAAGTCTACCAAAAGGTCGTTTGATTCACTCAAATGCCTCTCGGTTCAACTTCCATGCAATGTAAGCGTCCATCATAGCAGCAACTGCGTCAATCTTCTGGTCAGAACGACGCTTCAGCAGCTTGCGGTTACCGTTCGTGTCTTCCAGAGCAATGCAGTTGCCCATGGCAAATTGCATAAGAGCTTCGTCAAAGAGTAATTTCCGCTGTTCGCTCAGCTTCTTCAGTTCACCCAACGGTACACTCTCGGTCTTTGCACCCTGAATGACCTTCTCTACACCAAACGGCGCATTCTCTGTACACCAGCGTTCTACAAAGTCCTTGGCATTATAAGGGTCATATCCAAAGCACCGGACATCATAGTCGTTCTGCTGAATGAAGTTATCGAGGTCATCATAGACCTGCATCATGTCAAGCACCGTGCCATCAAACACCTGTAGTGTTCCTTCCTGCATGAACTGGTCGTACTTCTGGCGCATGGCCTGTGGGAGCTTCGACAGTGTATAAGAGGTAATGTAATCTCTGGTTTTCACGCCAAAGAAGCCGTTTGCCATTGGGAACAGGAATGTAAACGCACAGAAGTCATCACCCTGCGACAAGTCTGCGCCGAGAGCACAAGGCATCTGCCAGTAATCTCGGTGGCGATGTGGCAGGGTTTCTTCATACGGAAAGAAGTAGGTATACCCCTCCATAGGAATGTTAAAGCGCTTGGCCAGAATGTCGTTTCTGGAGCCAGGCGCTTTTTCTGCGCGTTCTACATCCAGCTGATACGTTTCGTAGCTGACAGTCTGTCCCAGATTTGGGTTTGCCTTCAGCCACATATCGGGGTTTGTAACTTCATCGATGGAATCCAACTTGTAGTACCAGATGGACACATGAGGGTTGATGTACTCCCCTTTCAGGATGTCCATTAACTCCATTTTGATTGTATCACCACAACCATTACGGACGGTTCCCTCTGAGCTGGTCGCGACAATGAGATAGTCCTCGTTCTTCGATGCACCCTGTTCAAGTGCACTGATGGGGTCCTCCCGAATGTCGCAACTCAGCCATTCATCAACAGTTGCTACACGGTCTCTTCGCCCCTGTAGTTTGTCGATGGTCATGGGGCGTACTTCCAACAGACTGTTCGTCAGAAAATTCTCGATGCCCTTCTTGGTCGATGCCAGTTTCACACGGTCAGATTTTGCGCCGGTCGTGTTTTGCAGGCTTCCCTCCGTCATAAACTTCAAAAGAGGTCCCTTCGACCGAGCCAATGCTGTACGGATCGGTGAAAGAACCTCTTCTGCTTGCTTCATGGTTGGTGCTGTGGTGCATTGCTGGGTGGTCGATACATCCACGGTCAGAAAGTAGCTCTGAATGAATGCGTCGTACATGGTCTTGGCGGCACCGCGAGGAATGATAAGATACTGCTTCGTGATAAGCCGTTTCTTGATACGCTTTCGCTCATAGTGACCGCCATGTCCTCCGGGATTGGGCACATAGATACTGCGGTCCACAAAGTAGTACCAGCCAAATATCTCTTCTGCCCAAAGCTTGAAGGAATCCAGCAGTTTCAGGTCTCCGCCGTCAGTAAGGGTCAGTTCATTCTCGCAGAACTTGACAAAACCTTCAACTGCTTTATCGTCATAGTAGATGCCTGGGTTTGCAATCAGGTCATCAATCCGGTTCATCTCCATGGAGACTTCTCGGCATACCGGAATTTCACCCCGAATCACGGCCTCTCGAAACCGGCCATAATAAATCGGCGTGGCCGTGTTTGACAGTGCCATCTTCTGGTCTCCTATTATAATAAGGTAAGCGCTTTACTCTTCCGGGTGGTCATGCTCTACATTCAGCCGCCACTCCATTTCGGATGCGGTGTTCTGCAGAGCCTCTTTGGTCACGCTGCTTTGCGGTACATCGAAACCCAGCAGCCGTACCTTGACTGCCACATAAGCTTTCACGGCTTCCACCTTTACTGGGTCGGCAATGAACTGGTCCCATGTAGCACTTTTGTCGGAAATGAAAAACCCCTCTTTCGGGCCCACGCCCATCTGGGAAAGGATCATCAGCACAGTGTTGATATACATGATGATGTCCGGGTCGAATGCCTCATAGTCTGCAGGCAGACCCAACAGCTTTTTTACAGAAGTGAGAATGCTGTCCATAGTTGCTCCTTAGTCCGGGATACACTTGTTGTCCCACTTCTTGTAGGCATCCAGATAGGTCTCGTTCTTGTCGCCATTGTGAGTGATCTCGTAATACATCCCGTCGGATACGGTGGTGCTCACAAGCGCCTTCCAGTTCTGCAGAGTTTTGCTGAACCACACGATGAACACATCCTCCATCGTCAGCTTCTTACCGTCGGTCACGTCCACATGGGCGTTGAAGTAGTCCACCACCAACTGCTTTGCACGGTTCATCATAGCTTCGTTATTCATGTCATTTCCTCCATGGGCAGGTATCGCCCGGTCTTCGTTCTGTGAATACTGGCTCCAGAATGCTGTCATCCCCATAATGGATTGCCTTATGTGTTCGATCGGATACGCAAATCACATTATCAGGGTCGAGTAAACACTCTCGGTGCTCCAGTACGTCTTCTTTTGTAATAGGGTTTATATGGTGAATGATGATACGTGGTCGGATAAGTTTTCCGTCTCGGACAACCCAGTCCGTAATCTCATGGTCAGGAACGCCAAGATCGCACCCCATGTCTCGAACAATAATTTTGTCACGAAACATCCGCCACTCTCTGGACTGGTAAAAGTCTTGATTCAGGTATCGGTCAAAGCCGAATGTGTCATGCCCAACAGCACCATGTAGTTGCAAATAATGAAACCGGTCCTCAAAGGTCGCACACTGGCAGAGCTCAGTATATGTTCTCTGATTCATCGTTGTCTTCCACTCCGCCGTATTCCCGCATTGCCTTGATTGCCTTCTTGTAAAGAAGGGCGTTATCTTTGGTTGCTTGAATAGCATCTGCTTTTGCATGAAGGAGTGTATTCTCTGCTTCCAGCTTTTTCTTCTCCAGTTCTGATTTGACCGTAGCCAGTTTCAGAAAATGAGTCGTTTCGGCTGAAGATGCCGTTCCTTCTCGCAACCGCTTCTCCACCAGATCCATTGCCAGGGAAATCATCTGGTTTTCTCGTACTTCTGGGGACAATGTTGGCCGCATGGGAGCCACGTCTTCAGAAGCAGCTTTCTTTGTCCTCATTTTTGTCATCCTTCTATTCTGTTTTGATTTGGTTTGTACTAGAATCTTGCCTGTTTCCCACACTTTTCAATGGCTTTTGTAAGAGTTTATGGGAGCCGGTCGTGGTGTCTTTCTAATCATTTGAAAGGAGAAGAAAAATGAACAAACGACAAATGGAGGTTGTTTGAAGAGAGCACCCTCCCATAAGCTCTTACAAAAACCACCGAGGCACAGTCTACACCCTGAAACCTCGGCAGTAGTTAAAACCCAATTCTCAATTTTCCCTCCGGGGAAAAATCAAAGACCGGCGCGATTTGGGGAGGGGGTGTATTTTTCAAGCACCCCCCTATACCCCTTTTATGCTGTTTGCTCTCCAGGAGCATCGTCTTTGATATCGAGTTTGAGCTTTTTGTAGATATTGAGCGGGTCATGGGCCACGATTTGGTCAATAGCCTGCTCAATTTCATACGCATTTTCCGCGTCCGTAAGCTGGTCAGAAATATATGCCATTCGCATCAGCAGTCCAGACGAGTTATAACCCTTGTCGGTGTCGAACCGATACCAGTCTTCAAACTGTTCATAAGGACTGTAAGGGTTGTCAACAGTGGTTAAAAAGCATCGAATCATAGTTCAAAGCCTTTCTTACTTGTTAAGATTGTCATAAATCGTTGATTCAGGAACGCCACAAGCCTTTGCAATCTCTGCATAGCTATAGCCATTTGCGAACATTGCTTGTGCTTTGCCTAACTTAGCAGAAGACAACGTTGTACTTGCTTTTGGCATTGCACGCTTAATGATTTCATCTGACTTTGACGAGTTCAAAATCTTCATCAGCTTAGAATCAGAGATTGCGCCAGCTTGAACTGATTCCCATTCACGGTCTGTGAACGTAATCTTTGTCTTGCTGCCGCTTGCGCCAACAGAATCACGTGCACGCTGCATCTCAACAGCGGCGATCTTCTTGATTTCTTTCTTGTCCTTCTTATAGTCCAAGCCCTGAGCCTGTACTTTAGCCTTAATATTCTCGTTTGCAATAATGGTAGCACGCCGTTCTTTCGGCTTATTACCAATAACTGCATTGAGCTTGGCGTTAATAGACTCAACCTCAGCTCTATATTTTTCGGCAGCATCTGGGCTTTTCTGGATGCCCTTCATATTTACCGCCTCTTTTCGTGCCTGATTAGCCAAAGCCTTCAGTTCATTTGAAAAATCGGCGTAGTAATTTTCTTGAATGGTGCCGGAGGACAGATCTCGTGCGTTGGGGTGCATGGAAATAAGGCTTACTTCCGTCATAGCTTGTACTCTCTTGCCCGTTTTGGGGTCAATATAAGTACGCCCGGACTCCTTATATATTTTTTCACCCGTCTCTTTATCGATTCGAGCACTTCCCTTGCGCTCAGGCACTCGAACGGTCTGTTTTCTTCTGGATAAGAGCGTGGATGCGCCGCCATATTTTTCAGTACCGTCCTCTTGCACTCTGATCTGCCATTTTTGCTTCAGCTCCTGGATACCATTTTCGCGTTCAGAACGTTTATAGTCCAGCTTATGCTTTTCCGCATCAATAACGACCATGGAATGCTTGACGGCACGAGCAATATCGCCTTCAGGTGCGCCACGAAGAGTCATGTCAGTAATAAGATTGGAAATAATCCCCATCTCTTTCTGCTTTTCCTCTTTCTTCATGAGGCGCACGCCATTGGGATTTCCTTCGGGCACAGCATATGCAATCTTGGGGTCGAAGTCTTTTAAATCCTTCAGAGCGGGGGTGGATTTAATATCGACTTTGCTTGACTTTGGAATTGCTACAACTGTGTCACCATCAAAATCAGCACCTGACAAACGTTCTGCAACCTTTGCATTGATGCCGATTGCGTCCTGCACATTGCCGAGATTTCTACGCCCGGACAAATTCTTGTTATTGACCGTTACAATAGGAATCTCAAAGGTTCCCGCATGAGGAAAACGCACCAGTGCAAGCTGGGTGCCATCAGGATATGCAGGGCAATAACATTCTCTTTCGCCGATTTTGGACAGTGGCAAAATAACCTTTGTCGCCTGACCTGGGAAAGAAGATGCTTTCAGGGTCATCGAGTTACCCTCGCAAGTATCTGCAAAATCAAGCAGCAGCTTTTTCCGAATCGTCGGATTGTCGTACTGCATAATCTCGTCATATTCTGCCTTGCGGTCAGCAACTGTAAGATCTAATTGCTGTTTCAGAAGTTTGAGCGGCTGTTTGGACAGAAACTGCGAAGAAAGGTTCTTTGCCATGGTGTCCCAATCACCTTCTTCTTTCAGCTTATTGATGGGCGACAGATGTTCTTTTCCATCCTCACCAATATAGGTGCTCTGACCATTTGCCTTGATAGATGCGCCAAAAGGATTATCGGGGTCATCTTTGATAGGCTTCAAGACCTTCATTTTCGGAGTTCCAGATTTCTTGTTGGTGTTAAACACCACATCGTAGCCTTCAGGAATATCGTCAGAATATACAGCCATGCCTTTCAGGTAATGACTGTCATCTACCATGATACGAACCTGCGCATAATGCGATTTTCCGAGGTTCAGGTCAGCAACGCCTCTCCGAATCTCGATAACACCGTCCTTGTCCAAGCCGCCTTCATCGCCATACCGAATACAAACACGGTCGGAGCTCATGCTGCTGGGGCGCTGAAGCTTCTTGAACGTTTCGCCGCCATCTTCAGAATGATATTCGCCAAGAGACTGGATTTCGTTCTGATGCTGATATGCATATTTCTGGTCATATTCCGGCTTTGCCAGAACGGTGATGTTGGTCTGCTGGTTAATATTTGTCGGCTGACGGATACCCACGCCATAACGCTGATATCCGTGCTCTGCCTCTAAGACAAATATAGCATCGTCCAAATCACCTTCTGAAACGCCCAGAACCAGATTCGTGCCTTCAGAAACATCGATCATGCCCTTTTTATCGACTTCCTTACGCAGGGTCTCTGCAATTTCTTTGGTTCTGGTATATTTGTCAGGCTTGTCGTTTTTCAGCATCGAACGAACCGTGGATTCAGACAAGCCCATCTCACGACCGATTTCTGTGGGGCCGAGTCCATCCTGCGATAAGGCACGTGCACGGTCATATTTGAGCTGCTGGCGTTCATGAATGGCTCTGCGCTGTGCCATACGGAACTCGGTAGCGCCCATCTTATATTCTTCAGGGAGAGAATCATTGATGGTTTGGAGAATATCCTTCTCCTTCATACCGCTCTTCTTCAGCTCCTCAACACGCGACAGAAAATCGCCTGAGCGCTGATACGGATTCTCTCCAGAACCCCACGGATATCTGCCCGAGTGGCGTTTGGTGCCATAATGCTCCAGGATACTGTCTTCCGATGCGATACCGAAATATCCTCGAATATCTCTTTCTACCGGATTCATGCTGTCGCTCCTAACTTCAGTTCAGTAATGATTTTATTGAACTCGATGATCTTGCTAATGATAGGATCGATGTCCTCACAAGTCGGATTCACAATCCAAATATCATCGTTCTGGTAGATGCGGTTTTCGATTTGAATATCGCGAGGCTTGACGCCATACTCCAAGCAGAAAAGTGCATCATAAATGAAAAGCTGTTCCATGTGTGCCGGTACCAGACCAGTCTTCAAATCGTGGATGCGCAGGAAGTTGTTTGCAAAATGAATTGTGTCGGCCGTACCATAGCAGTTCTCGGAATAATAAAGAACCACTTCCGGGGTCATGCAAAAGCCAATTGCATCGTTGACATAAGAGTTGAGCGTCTTCTTACTCCGAGGAAGCTTCTGTCCTAACGCAATGCTTTCTGCCGCATATGCATGAAGCCGTGTTCCTCTCTCCTTCGCCTGATAGTTTACAAAGGACTCTGCAATCCGGGCAGCATCATAATTGATCCAATGATACTTACTCGCTCCCAGAAAAGCGTGTTGGCCTTGCAGTCGTGAATGATCGTTCCAGTTCATCCAGTATCTCCTCCTTGTTCTCAGGATAAATAAAAGAGGCATAGCTCATCTCGTTCATCTTGGCTACGTAGTAGTCTTGATTCGGACGATGCGATGCCTTTCCTGTCTTTTTTCCTTCGAGTGCTGCCCATCTGTCTCGATATAAAACCAAGAGATCCGGAATCCCTTGGATTTCATTCGGGTCAAGATGAACGACCATGCAGCCGGGAAAGCGTTTCTTCAGGTCTTTCACCAATCCTGTTTTGAATTTGTTCTCTAGCATACAAACCTCCAAAAATAAAAGAGGAACAGCATGTTTTTACGCACACTGTTCCTCCCATAAAAGAGCAAGAAATTTACGCGGGGATATTTGGTAATATTTGTCAATCTTTTAGAAGGGTAAAAATATAAGGACTGCCACAATTGTGACAATCCTTAAACTTTCGCCTTACAGATACCAAGTAAAGGGAGCCTCCTCATACATTTCAGGAGGACCTGCTCGCTTCTCTGCATTCGGATACATATACTCACCATAATCGTTTTTCAGTCCAATCTCGTCATCCCAATAAGGCATGGGCCAGTCAATGTCGGAAATATCATAGACCTTGCCACAGATAGGACAACGCCACTTTTCCTGATTTCGTACCTTTCTCATCCTGACGCCATTACATTCGCACCAGGGCTCTTTCACATGAAGTTCTGTATCGCCATTGTAATAGCAGCGCACTAAATTATTTGCGCTGTCCAACGTAGTCCACTCGTGATAGCCAAACTCATTCTCATACTGGGCCATAAACGGAATTTCACGCTTTTTCATAACTTTGCACCTCGTAACTCAATTATATAGTTTTTGTCGTTCTTTTACAAGGTGAAAGTGGTGGCCCTCTTGGCCAATTCGAGCAGAAAACTCGCTGTGGCCAAAAACCCATTTTTATTTCCAACTACTATATATAAAATTTTTAATTTTTTTATTAAATTAAGAAAAAAAGTGGGTTTTTGGTCAAACGGCATATTTTCTACGTATCTACGTCAAAAGTTGTGGCCATTTTTGCAAAAATTTTTGGCCACAAAGTGGGTTTTTGGCCATAAAATCGCCATTTTTTCACGCATTGACAACTATTGACAGAAATTCCACGAGAAAAAATGGCCAAAAATTCACACCGCGACAATCTTTGACAAATCTTGACATCAAAAAGAAAAGGCCCTGAAATTGCTCCAGAGCCTCCCTTTTTCAGCGGATGATGCCTAAATTTTCAAACATTACCATAATGAAAATGTATGTCATGAGCGCTGCAAGTATCAGCAGCGTAACGAACAGGTAGCGTCTTCTCTCAGCTTCCTCTTCCTGCCGCTTCTTCTCTTTCAATGCCATGCGCATCATGATAATTTCCTTTAGGTCTTTAGAAAATCCCATCCAGAGCACACCCTTTCTGTTCCAAGAATATCAGTCTTTAATCATGATGTCAAGGTTGGTGATGTTTACCATCCGCTTACAATGCTCATCCTTGTACCGGAAGACCACCGCTGCCATTGTTTCCTCATACGAAATCTCAGCGACAGGCTTCTGAATGGTCGGATTGGTGCCACGAATACGCACCCAAACCTTGCCATCCTTGACGCTCTTCTCATCAATGTCATAAATCCGCATCATAGCTTATTACGCCTCCTCCCGCATCAAATATCGCGCAGAGATATACAAGAACTGCTTCAAAGGCATCGCCTGCCGATGAGTATCGCCCAGCACCTCGTAATAAAGCGGCCCATGTGTCTGCTTCCGAACCACCGCATAGTCTACAGCCCGACGAAGGAGCCTGTCCATCGCAATAGTGCTCGTGTGATACTTCAAGCACAGTTTTCGGTTGATGCCCACAATGGTTGGCGATTCGTTGTTCTGCAAAGCGCTTTTGAGAATATCAATGGCATCGATGAGAGCATCGAAGCCGCTCATCCAAACAGGCACACCCATGTTATCTACAAATTCGTATGTAGTCATTACGACCGCACCTCCACATCCGGCAGAATATCCGTGTGGAAGTAAAGCTTATAGTGGTACGGATCAGTATGAGTGCCGGTGATATCCTCAACAACATACATGGTGTACTCGTTCAGGTAAATATAGTTTTTCTTATACTCGTTCGGACCAGTCTTCACCGTACACACAAGTTCGTTGTTGTCATTGTTCGAGATGGACATAGCGCCTTCCATTTCAAGGATAACGTTGTCCGTGCGTGCGTTATAGACCGTGATCCGGCGCTCAGCTTCAAAGTAGTTGGCCTGCTTGGAAATGTTCCGATTCACCTTATCCGCTTCGGAGCAGCTGCACAGAACCACACAGCCCACGAGCACCACAAGACATGCAAAAACACAAATAATACGATTTTTCATAGTTAATCACCTCATCCAAATATCATGTAAATCAGAAGCAAGAACCAACCAGTGTATCTGATGATTCTCTGCTTTTCTTTGCCGATGTTCTCAGCAAAAGACATTCCAATTGCGATAGCTTGTAAAATAATGCTTGCAAGTAGCACAATTCGCATCACTTCTCCACGCTCCCCATCCGTGTCTGCTCATCCTTCGGCCAGTACGTGTAAATATCATCGAACACCACCGGGATCTTGCTCTGCAGCTCCTTCAGCAGCGGGCACATCAGTTCACGCATCTGAGGATGGGCCGCCACAGGAGTACGCAGCTTGAAGATGTTGCGCCACTCACGGTAGTTGGCCGTCACCACGATCTCGGTCTTCAGGCACAGGGGCAGCACGCAGCGAGCCTGTTCGGGACGATAGCCGTTCATAAGCATCAAAAGATAAGTTTTTTCTGCTAACTCGCAGGATTCCACCCATTTACGATAGAACAGCTGATTCTCCTTTTTGTCGATATAAAACGGCTCTACAACGGTAATGCTGCCCCCAAATTTCTCACCCGCATAGTTGCAATACCGGGTGCTCTCCTGTGCAAAGGATGCAATACGGTGCCGCACCAACTCATTGGCCACGCCACGGTCACAGGTGAACAGCACGGACAGCTGAGAATGCTCCAGCATAGCCTCATGACCCTGCTTTACCAGAAATCCCACCAGTTTCTTCGCCGATGAGCCATCTGGAACAATCTTGTCCTCGCTCTTGTAGCAGACCCGCGCCACCCTCAGAAATATCAGTGATGATTTCGTACTTAGGTTCAACGATTTTCATATGTTAGCAATCCTTTCTGCCTCGGGATCTCGTAAAATTGAATCCCACTTCCTAATAATGCTCCGTAGACCACGGTCATCCACCAATGGAGTCATTGTTTCTTCGTCATAATCCAAAACAACACCGCCTTCCTTATGACACCCGAATCCGCATCGTGAACATACTATCTTGTATCTGATTTCCAGTTTCGTGCCGATCATTACTCTATCTGACACTGTAGGCTTTACTTTAAAATAGCATACTGGACAGCATCTCATAAGAAATCCTCCGTAATAGCTAGTACGAATATATCGATTACTTCGTTCAGGAAGACGACCACACGATACGGCCAACTATCAAGCTTGCTATTAGGCCTGCAGTCCTTTCCTGAATATCTGTAGGTACTTTCATTTCAATGTATTGATGCTCATACACAGGAACCGGCACAGTGGGTGTACGAATTACTGCATACGGAATGTTATCCGCCCACAAAACAGTTTCCTCGCACTGAACTTCTTGTGTGCAGACCTGCCGAATATCTTTTGCGCTGTACGCTCCAGCCTGAGCAATTGCATTTAGTGCTCTGGAAAACTGCTCAATGTCGTCCATCTGCGTCACCTCACACAACGCTCCACATGAATCGCAAAATCATCATGGTAAGCGATAGAATAATTGCTAAGCCACATCCCGCTACTACCAGAACAAATATCTGTCCGGCATGAAAGCACAACTTTTTGAAAAAATCGTCCATGTTAGATTTCCTGCCTTTCGTATCCGACAAAGTCAGCAACTCCAATGTCGCCATTAGCACAAAAGTGCATTTTGTAAATATCCGGTGCTAGAAAAAGATGACAGAGTCTTTCTCCATTTGCACGGTCAATCAAGTTGTCCATATGTTCCTTTGTTTTTTCTCTGCCACAGGTCGTCACCGGACAGAACTCCTTCCCGCATTTCCTGCACCGGTAAATTTGGTTATACAGTTCCGCGCTCATGCAACAGCCCTCCTCGCAGCATCAACCCGGCACTCCGCAGCGTTCAACTCGAAAATAGCGGCAGCCACAAATTCCGGGTCGCAGTTCTCAAAGTGGTTCCGAGCCACATCCAAATCCCGCAAAGCCTCCCGCAGGGTATTAACTGTCGTCGGGATCGGCTCCATGCGGAATATCTTTTTGACATACTCAGCGATTTTTCGCAGCATTTCTACACCTCCACATCTTTGTAACCTGACGAGCCGTGAACCAGCCCTCGATATCATCATGGCCAAGCAGCTGCATACCCATCACTTCGATAAGCCCCTGCTCAAAGCCATAGGAACCCCAACCCCAAATACCATCCCAGATACGATTTCCAGCAGCATCATATGCAATAATTTGCTCACCACCATCATGCCGTCCGCCAGGAAGAAACTCCTGATTGTCCGGTCTATCCATCTCAGGCCAACGACGTCCATAAGTATGCAGAACCTTAGCGTGCTTCAGCAGAATATCCAGCTTCTGCATCTCGGTCATGTGGTTCCAAACCCGGAGTTTCCAGGTTTTCTTAGACATGTTTCTCATTTCTGCATTTCCTTTCGTCAGCCTCCATGGTCTTTGCGATTTTATGCTGAATATAAAGCACACAGCCAGCCTGACTATCACACCCGAATGAAGCCAATAGTCCAGCAATAGCATTCAGAGAGTTCAAATCCTCTTCAGTAAATATCATTTGACTTTTACCTTGGCTTCCTTAAAGTTGATGGGCTTCTTGCTGCCCTCCCGCGCACACTCCGTCAGGCACTCGTTGCAGGGCTCGTCCGTCTCCAGCACCTTGAAGTTCTTGCACTTCGGGCAGTAGGTCGCATAGTCCACTTCACGCATCCAGTCATTCATCGGTTTCACCTTTAAGCCTTTCATCCACAATATCTTTTATCGAGACAATCACCGCACGGTTGCAATAACAGCATTTCAACTTAATTTTTTCATTGGGAACGCACACTCGCCATGGTACGCCATCGCAAATCTGCCCATTCTCTTTAATGATCGTGGCCAAACAATTAGGACAGAGAACTTGATGGCTCTTTTTCCCATCCTCCCGCTTCACCGCAAACCTATCATCCAGCTCCGGGTGCGTCACCCGCTGGTTCAGAGCCCAGAGCAAATTCCAGCAGGCAGCCCGCAGGTGGTCCTCATCGTCCATACCGACCATGTACTTTGCCAGATGCCGAGAAGCACTGTCCAACAGCGAATGCAGCGGGATGCCCTTGTCCACATTGTGCTCGCCGTACTTCAGGGCACCCTCTTCGCAGTGCTTGCTGACTTCCATGATGCCCCACCATGGCAGAAGATCCATCCGCCCCTTCCCCGCGTGCATATCACGCTTTGCACCGGTTTCAAATTCGGTGCGGTCGCCACTATCTTTGATCACAAAATATCATTCCTTTCTTACCTAATGAGATTCACATGATGCTGATAAACCTCAACAATATCTCGCGGATGGTTCTTTTTCCCAAAGAACATTGCAATATGTGGATACTTATCCCGTCCATCGTTGCGGTAATACAATTTTGTGGGAACTTTGTAGCGAGGCAACGCTTCTTCGGTATACATGATTTTTATAAGTTGAATCTCATGATACGTCGCCTTCATCTTCTGAATAAGTTTCTTCCTGCTTTTTCGTGAGATATTTCCCATTAGCAGAACCTCCTGATTCTCCCCTGCATAACCTTATTGGGAATATCCAGCCATCGGATTTTGCACTTATCCTTGTAGTCAGGGCGCAGCTTCTGCAGAATTATCTTCAATGGCTGCCTCTTAATTTCTTCAATCAAGTCCATGAGACAAGCCGTTACTTTCTCGCAGCATTCCGCAATTGCATTTAAGACATCTGCGATTTCCTCACAAGTCGTCGCAGCAAGCCTCAAAGAATCCCAAATATCATGCTCCATAGAATTTCCTTTCGTTGAACTGTTTCTTTTGCATCAGCGCTCTGGAAATGGCCACATCAATACCACTCCGGCTCTTCAGGTGGTAGAACCAAAGATCCTTGTATGGGGTATTCAATCGGTCAATGCGCCCAGAAGCCTGCTCCATGACCTTGTAGGAGTAGTTCTGGGAGTAAAATATAATGGTGTCTGTTTTGATACAGTTCCAACCTTCTGCTCCTGCATTGTATTGAACCAAATATACCCACTGGTTCCCTTCCGGTATCGGTTGATGCTTGTGTCCATTCCACTGTGCTACTTCTACGCCTGCATCATAGGGCAGATTCAGGAGAATATCCAACTCATAGTCGAAGTTATAGAAGATGATAACTCTCGGGTGTGCCATGCAAATATCAAGCACTTCCTGTTGTCGAGATTCATCTGCATTGACCACCCTCCGCAGGTTCGAGCAAAATTCACTTGCCGTTTCAATAGGTCGCCCTTCCCATGGATTCCACCGGCTCATGCAAATATCTTTGTACTTGCGCTGGTCGAACCCGACGTAAATGTTCTCATGATGTGGTATCGTCTTCCGCTCAAAGTCCATATCGACCAGAATCCGTTCCCGTAAGCGTATCAGCCTTCCGGTGTTCAAATATCTATCGATTTTGGGATACTTTGAGAATCGACTATAAACCACGTGCTCATTATTGAACTGTGTCCGGTTTTTATAGAACCCGTTTGCAATGAACACCGGGATGTAATCTGTCCAACAGTCTCCAGGCGTAGCACTCAGAAGAATCCAGTCGTTTTCCTTCGTAATGCGTAAGAAATCTTTCACCCACGAACCATTGCCCACAACACGCTGTTCATCGAATATGAAGAACGCGCGTTTGACGCCAACGTACTTGCCGATGTTGTTCCAAGAATCAATCACGACCTTGTGGTTGTAAAGGTCAAGGCTCTCATCAGTAGACATGAAAAAAGGAGCGAGTTCTTCATCCCACTCCCCTGTGTCACGTTTCCGTGCTGTTGTGATAATATAAAGGTCTTCGGGCTCAACCATCGGAACATACTCTTCTGTATTGAGCTTTCCATCGAACATCTGGTAATAGAATGCCAGCCCTGTTCTGCTTTTTCCGCTTCCCACCCCACCGCACAGAATACAACCCAGCCTCATTTTCTGGACTGCTTCGAGCTGGTAGTCGTAAAGCTGAACTCCCGCCATCAGAATAATCACCTCATTTCTTTGTGAATATGAATAGCTTCGGGATAGCAATGGTTCTCGTAAGCCAACAGTGCAATTGTGGCCTCCTCTTCATCTGCACCCTCGCCAAATATCGTATATGCGAATATCTCTTTACCATTGTAAGTAAAGACTTTCCAACGTCGTTTTTCTTTCATCTTGGTACTCCTTTGTTTTTATGTGTGCATTTCGGACACTTGCAGGTCATACAGGATTTGAACCTGTCATGCTCGCCCTAGCGAATGACCCATATAAAAGGAGCCGCAGATTTCTCCACGGCTCCCGAAATTATTGCGATTACTTCTTCGGCTTCATATGCACAAAATATCTTTTACCGTCCTCGTCCTCAAGCAGACCATAGCAGCGGCGAAACATCCTGGTGTATTTCTCGATCATCTCATCCGAAAGAGAGCCAAAGTCATCTTCGGTCAAGCCTACAATCAGAAATGTACCAGCCACATAGTCGTACATCTGAGCGTCAGCGTTATAAAGCGGCCGGTTGAACTCCAAGCCCATGAGTTTGCCCTCATCGTTGCAAATAAGAGCAACTTTGTCATCCCACGGGTAGGTTGCTTGAATCAGGCCGCCAACCTCTTTCTGCAGAGATTCCAACGAGCTATCAATGTCGATGACCTCCGGTCGGCACATCGGTTTGATACGCAATACTTTCATAGTTCTTCTCCTTTATTAAAAATATAAGTCTGAGCTGCTGCCTCTGAGAACGCCATTTGCGACGTGGGCACTCACCGGCTGGACCATTCAACGGAAGACTAACTCCTGCACTCAGAAATATCATTTAATAAATTTCGAGGTTTGCGAGGCGTGCATCACGACGCTTCTGCTCAATGATATCAGGAGCAACGTAGCTGACATTCACCAGATAGGACGGGATGCTGTAGTTCTTTGCAGCGAGATTCTCGATGATGCAGCCACGATAGCCCTTGTCCTCATCGTAAATGCCGATGAAGCGATCTGCTTCCGACAGTTTCTTGATGCTCTCACCGAGATACCAAAGAGCCATGTTGGTGTTCTCAGGAGGATCATCCTCGAAATAAGTCGGGATAACTTCCAGTTCTTCGCCAAAGACAGCCTCTGCAATCTTGTGCATCTGCTCCATGGATGCTTTAATGGCGCATTCCGTGCGATTACGCATAGGAACACTGATAAACAGTTTCTTCATGTGCTCCTCCTTAGAACGGCAAATCGTTCGGATCGTTAGGCTCAGCCATCTCGCGCTGCTCATACTTAGCAGCATACGGGTCGGCATCTGCATCCTGCTCCACGTAGAGAATATCCGCGTACAGCGTGTACTGGCCAGGGTTGTTCCGGTTCTCATACAGGTTAGCCTGCAGGTTCACGTTCTTCACACGGATATAATCCAGCTGACCGATGTTCTCAGCGTTGCAGGCAACCTTGCGGCCAGTGGTGGTGATCCAGAAAACCTGCGGAGGCCACTTGGAATCCATGTTGACCGTCACCGGAACGTAGAAGGTCGGTACGAACGGCTCATCGTAGGTGTAGTTGGGGTTCGGCTTGGTCTGCTTGACGTTCAGCCCCATTTTGATGAGCTGCTGAGCCTGCTCCTCCGTAGGGATGACCACGTTCACACGCCGCCGGGACGAACCGTAACGGTCGCGGTTCGGGTCGCCAGAGAAATTGGTGTCGAAAATAAACCGGGTATTGTCAATATTTACCTTTGCTTTCATAATAGAAACTCCTTTACTCTTTTTCTTTAGTGCATCGCCGCACTCATTTTTGCCAGCAGCCCCGCGATACCATCCTTGGTCTGCGCAGCCACCTGATTCAGCTCTTTCAACACCTTGGCATAAGCGCCAGCATCCTCGTTGGTTTCATCCGGCTTACACCACTTCTTAAAGACCTTATGGAACCGGGTATCGTTGCAAGCCATCTTTTTGCAAATGGCCAGAGCGAGGCCCTTTTCCTTATCGAAAATATCATCAGGCCCGCACTTCACCACCGTCTTGGTATTGTCAGACCAGAAGACAATCGTTGCCGGATCATTGAAGATGACTTTGCGGATGCTGACATTGCACATACCAAACCGCACAATATCATTCTTTTCAGCACGCTCCGTAGACTGGCGGGAGTAGTCAATTGCCATCGCAGTATAAATAGCCCTGTCAATGTCAATTCCCAGGTTGTTTGCCGACACCCTAATCACGTCTTTGCTAGGATTCCAGGGAAGTTTTTCCATTTATCTCACCTCATAATTTCTTGCAGCTTCGTCCTGAATATCACCCCAGGGTAAATCAGGCTTCTGCCAAGGTGGCATTCCACCATCATCCGATACGAACCATTCCAGATCTCCGTATTGAGCAATAGTGTCCGCCGCCTCATCAACCATCTTGTCGAAATAAGAGCGGTCAATGCTATCCTCCAGATGGAGGTTATAGACCATCTCACTTTCCAGCCAGCGGTAGTCTTTGGCTCCAGTGACCGAATTATATTTCGTCTCACCGTCGTCTCGGACACCCGCTTCACGCATCAGCAGCGCTCCGCCGCATCCGGGTTTGATGGGGCAGAATTGACCAACACGCCCCACGAAAATATAATTGTGCTCGTCTTCGGGCAGAGCCTCGTTTTTATCGAGGTAGATTGCGCCCTTAGAAACCGACTTGGTTTCACAAAGGTCGTCGAACACAATATCTTCGTGGGAGAAAAGCGTTTTAAACACATACGGCACCTGAAACTGAGCACCAGTCGCAGTCCAATGACCGCCCTTCTTCTCGTTCTTTTCAGGAATATAGCCGTACTGTGCCTTTGCTGTATCTGCATCGAGATACTTTGCAATATAAACGGCGTTGTTCACAAGGCACATTTTTTCGTATGTGGCCTCATGCTCAAACGTGTATCCGTACTTTTTCGCAAAATCCATGCAGAAGTCGATGATTTCAGGCGTTGCATCCGGAATCTTGATAGAGTCCGTCTTGATGTGCGCCACCGTGAAACCACGCTGCTGCACCTCGTCCTGCAGAGTGCGCATAAATAAAGCCCCTCGAAGCGCCACAATATTATTGGCGTTCTTGGGGTTGCGGAATGGATTATCGAAGGTTGCACTGGTCAGACCGTAAACCGAGTTGATAGCGATTTTCAGAGCTTGTGCCAATGCTTTCGCCTGTGCGGGGTCATCCAAATATTTGGACAGCTTACCGCCGAAGAGCTTCTTAGCCTTGTCATACTCACCATGTTTTACATAGATACGTACATCCATCAGGTCATTGAAGTTCTTGGTGTAGTCGCCGAAATAGTTCAAAGCAACGGCCGAGTGCGGGTGCAGAGACGCAACGTCCAGCAGGGCGATGTTGTAGTACATACCGGGCTCGGCATAGACATAACCGCCAAGGCCCAAATCGGTACCACGGAACATGTTGTGCATCCGACCATCTTCACCTCTGACCCACTCATAACCCGGGAAGGCATTGATGATGTTCTTGTCGGTCAGAATATCAGGCTCGACTTCTACCACCGAATCGGACTTACCCGTAGCCAAATCAGTATAGACCAGCTGAGGGTGCTTTTCCTTTCCGAAAATAATGCGCGTGGTCAGGCTGTTGGTAGTGTCGTTAACGGTCATCCCAGCAACATCTGCCAGAATCTCACGTGCAATGAAGTCAGCCTTACGGTCTTTGGAATTGAACACTGCTTCGGTGGCGATAACGTCATTGTCACAGTATTCCGCAACCTGTTCCCACTTCTCTTCTGGTACCGGCTGGTTCCAAGGTAAGCCAAGCTCCTGATGATGGATGCCCAGCTCAATCTCGAACTTTTTCAGGCTCTGTTTCTTTGAGGAGAAGTCATAAATATCCGTGTAGGACAGGTTATAGGCTTCACCAAAGAAGCCTGCATGGTCGTTGATAATACGGTTTGACAGCGCGTACAGCTGCTCCGTATTCCAGCCGAGCATACAGGCCCAAAGCATGTGGTTGTCGTACTTGCGGTTATTGAAGCCAATCAGCCGATACTGCGTCAGCTTCTCAATATCCGTAGGGCTAGGGTTGATCAACCGATTTACCGGCTTGTCCTCACCGGCAAACTTCCAGTTGACCAGAAAGAGGTTCGGAAACACCTCGCAGTCGAAAAATACGATGGGTGCTTTCTCACCGTCATCAACCTGTGATTCAACATCCTCCTTCGATTTGAAGTGCATCTTCGCCGTGATTTTCAGACAAGCATCGGCCTGGTTCGTGCTGTTTACGGCAAAGGCCAGAATCGCATTGCGCATGTCGTCCACATTATAGGGAATCCCACTCTCGTAGGCTTCATCCATAATATGAGCGATAAAGTCAATGCTGGGTTTCGTATAGGGACTGATTTCTTTTGCGAGGGCTTTCTTAATGAGTACCCGCAGGTGCTTCTCATTTTGAATCTGCTTCACATCGACCATTGCTTTTTCTCCCTTCAATGGTAAGCCGCTGCTGATTTTGGCAACCGGAATATCATTGCACTTGGTCAGCATTCTTCTCAGCGAAGAATTCCCGGTGAACACCTTGACCTCAATATGCTCATCGTATACACGGCTCAGTTTACTTGCGTCCCCTGTGTAAATATAGTGCAAGTGGATTCCTGCACCAGATTTACTCAGTTCTGCGTAGGTAGCAGGCCACTTGGACGCCGCCTCCAGATTTCGCTCAAAGCATTTCTTGCCATCGTCGCCCGGAATATCAAAGTCAATGACGATGTGGGTTTCAGGGACTTTGACATAGTGGAGCTTAGAAGTAAGAATATCTTTGAGCAACGTTTTGACATTCTCCCACTTTTGTGTAGGAGTGCCATTTTCGTTCGCGTACTGCGCAGGACAATCCTTACAAATATCATCAAAGAGAGAATGCTGCGGTTTCAGGTCAATCCATGACTTAAATGGTTCCTCCTTTGAAGCTGCTTCAGCAGGTGCAGGGTCGGCAAATTCTTTGAACTTGTCTGCCTTGAATCCACTATAGTAGCTTCGCACTCGTTCGCCATTCACATCTTCAGCGCGTTCCTTGTAGTCCGCAAAGTAGTTCATCAGCTCTTCACGGAACGCACGCATCGAATACGGGTAGACAACCTTTGCTCGCTGGTTATACTCGTCATACATCGCCCATGCTCGCTTCAGGGAAATCCCGTCTTCTTTCTTGAAAATATAATACCGGTCGAGCATGAAGTTATAGAAGTCATTGGAAGCGCCAAGCATCCTCGTTGGAATATAATCATCGTAGAGATGCTTGTTTGCCTCATAGACCTCTTTGCAGTGCCATGCGATACCGCCAAGCTCAAAGTCGGTCTTGGCGTAGAGTTCAGAATATCTTTTCTGGGGAACCTTCTCGCCAGTAGGCACCACATCAATCAATCGGCGAATCAAGCCGGACTTCGCATCAGTAATCTTGACGGGTTTGTTTGTGGCAAGGATCAGGAAGCTCTTAAACTGATTGGCATAAGCACTACGAAACTTCTCATTAACCATCATGGTTTCATGAGATACCAGCGAGTTCAGACGAGTATTATCCTCGATTTTGGACAGGTTGCCTTCATGCTGAATTGCAATCAAAGGGTTTGCCTTGAATGCTTCCAACGAGAACGCATTGGATGCTGAACCCAGCGCCTGGGAATCGAACGCTGCATAATATCCAGTAAAGAGCTTCTGGATGATGTTCAGCACTGTAGACTTACCACTACCGGGCGGACCATAGAGAACCATGAACTTCTGGATAGTCTTGGAATCACCATTGACAATAGAACCGATACACCACTCGATTTTCTCTCGCTCCTCTGGAGAATAGAGTGTCTGCATCAGCTCGTCATAGGCATCAATGTTCCCCGGTTCCAGCACATAAGGGAGTCTCTTGGATGCATAGCTTTCCTTTTTGACCGGCGTGTTCGCAAATATCAGCTGTTCATCCAACGTGTGGTAGTTGTCACGCATCTGACGCTGGCAATACTTGTGCCAGTTGTCGATCATGCCAGACTCAGCGTCCCACATGTACAATACCCGGAAATTATCATTGTACAGCGCCTTATGATCATCTGCATAACGTTCGAGTTCCATGTCGATCAGCTGTAGTGCATCCTGTTCGTCAGTAGACCACAAACCTCGCTTCTCTAGCCAGACGGCGTAGAAATCAGAACCCCGAATCATCAGGTCCTTCGACTTTTTGATGATGAATTTGGGATAGATTTCGATTACACCGCGTTTTCCCGTGCGCGTTGCAATCATCAGGAAATCAATCATTGGCAACTGACTTCCTCCTTTCTACGAGGTCTGTATCAGACATCTTTTTTCGTGACACTCGCCTTACCATCGCAGCAAATGTCCTTTTCAAACTGCATCTCTGCGAGTTCTGCTTCGGCGGCATCGGCACGTTCCTTTTCGGCCTTGCGCTTCTTCTCGCTCTCATCCAGCATCTTGCAGGCAGTCCAGAACAGACCAATGGTGCCTACCAGCAGCAGGTTCTTGCCGAAAAGCTTGCCCTTCTGGCGACGAATCGCCTTCTGGGCGGCATCCAGTGCCAGCTGGGTCTGTGCGAGTTCGTAGTAAATGTTATTCATAGTCACTTTTCCTCCAATAATTAAGGTCTGCCAAAATCAGCCGACCAATGTGTTTGGTATTCCTACATGCTGTAATTCGCATCAAAACGACAGAATCATGGAGAACTTGCTCTATTATGCCTTCCATCGGGATGCAGATTTTCGATACATACACCATCAAATATTGTTCTCGTTGAGATACGCCATCAGCTGGTACCAAATATCCAGCTGCCGCATATCTACGTTCGGGCTTATCAAAGTAAAGAGCCCACCAGCTCCATTCGACTGATAGGCTCTCCGATTGAAACGATCGATAATAAATTGAGCGCGGCCTTCGTTGAACCGAGCATCATCCATAGCAGCCAACCCAAGACTGACGACCATGCTCCAGAACCATTGTCCAACTCGGTTTCCTGCTTCAGAATCCGCCATGATGTGTTCTTCGATGCGGATGGAAAGCCCCACCATCATCTCCAACATACTACATGGCATTCCGCTTGTTGCACTGTTTAACGCTGCATACGGAATACTTTTTTCCTGAGCGAATCGGTAGCGCAGGTCTCGCCCATCTTCAGCACGACTCGCATCCATCTCGCAGGATGGAATAAAGTCTTGCTGAAATAAAAACGCAAGCAGCTTGTGGAAAGAAAGGTTTCTGGGCTCCCACCTTCCACAAACCGTTTCACGCAGCCAGTTAAAATACTGACTGGTCATGTCGTTAAATATCATTCATACTCCTCTCCGGAGTTAGGATACAAGTCCGCATACTTATTACGTACCTTCAGAACTTCATAGTCCTTCCGGTAGTTGTGATTGCGGACATGGACAAGATCCGGCTCTTCTGCTCCAAAATTATCCAGAGCCTTAGAGCCAATCACCTTTTCGATGTCCTCTACCCTGCTCCCATCACTGTCATAAGTCAGGATGCTGTCTGCATAGTAGGTCAGGAAGCTGGTTTCATAATCATCCTCGTTACCGAACTCGTCACTCGGAATGATTTCGATAGCCTCCATCGGCTCATGGGTCGGCTTCTCAGAATCTTCCTCCTGACGATACGGGCCGCTCACGAGATCATACGCCTTTTCGTTCGCCCGCTGCTCGATGGCCGTATCCAGTTCCTGCTCACGCTGCTTAAAATGGTTCCGAGCGTCCTCGACCAGCACATCTGCCTGCTTCTTATAGTTATCACGCATCAGGAAGTGCATCGTGGCCACACCAGCAGCAAATCCGCCTACAAATATCAAGGCATCACGCATCAGTTTCTTCATTGGTTTCTTCTCCTTTAATCGTCATCATGGTGAATGCCAGTCCTCCAAAGAAGAGCGAAACACTCATGAGGACCCCTCCAACCAGATGCCGCTTTCGTTTCGTGTCGGTCAAATAATCGAGGAATAAAAACACCGATTCTAAACCGTCCATATCTGCTCCTTACAACATTCTGGCAATTTCATCAACCATTTGACTCCACTCATGACCATAAATCATGCAACGAGTATCGAACATGCGCGGATTTTTCTTTTTCGCATCTTCCGTAGCAACGGGCACACTGCAATTAAGTTCAATCCCCCTGTTCACGAGTTTATCGTTAAGAAAATCGTCAAACACCTCAACGATTTCACGTGCCTTCGTATACTTATCGTCCATCTTGCTCCTCACTCAGAAAGGACCGCCAGACCGGATACGAAGCACACTCCGGCCATGGCTGCAAATACATAGGAAAGCGTCTTTACGTATCTGGTCATAGCTTGTCCCTCCAAAATATCAGTTAGATTTTATCGATGATGATGCCGTCACAGTTGAAGTGCAGAATGACGGAACGCTCCTCACCACGGAGGAAACTCTTTAATGCCTCATCGCTTGATTCAAAGCTCGTGAGGCCGAAATCCACATGGTTGTGCAGCGAAGTGTCGTTCGGATTGTATACCCAGCCAACGACCTGGCCAGTAGGAGTGCGCAGAGACTGGCCGCCATGCGTGCCAATCATCGTAAGCACTTCATTCAGGAACAGGTGCCCCTGAGAACGCAGCTTTTTGTTCGCCGCAGACTCCATGAGGAGCAGATAGTTCCGGTTCAGGTCGGCATCCCGCTCCCACGTATCCACAGTTTCATCAAAAATCAGAGTGCACGGATCATCTGCCTGCTCGGCAATGTCCTTGTACTCCTTGATGACTTCCTCCACGCCGTTCTCATCAACCTTCTTGGTTTCAACCTCCACGGCCTTAACGTTCTGCTCCAGTTCATGCTGTACTCGCTCGCCAAAGCGGTCGGCAACACGATTCTTGTAACTGTTGAAAGACTGCTCCAGCGCGATGTAAGCGGCCGTCAGCGTTGCGTTCCGCTTCGTCATGATATGATGGCTGCCGAACATGCAGCCGAGAGATGCTGCGCCCAGGCCAATCGCAGGTGCATACACCTTTGCAAGCTTCATGCCGGTCTTAATGTAAGTCGTGGTGATGTCCTTCGTCAGGTCTTCCTTAGTGCAAGTCTCGCCTTCGGGCAGCTGGATCTCCCCGGCATCCACCTTATCTTTGGTCTCGTGGATTTTCTCCACATTGGCCTTATGCTCAGCCAGAATATACTGCGCCTTCAGGGTTGCTTTGCAGGCCAGAACGGTTGCGGTCACGCCGCCGATAGCAGCACCAACCACCATGATGGTCGGACTTGCCTTCTTCAGCTTGAACGCAGTCTTAGACAACATCTGCGTTGCCTTGGTCATGATTTCTTTCTTTTTCATAAAATATCATTCCTTTCAATTAGTTCAGAGGAACAGGTTTCGGAAATACGATAGTGTAGCCGCCCGGAACGCCCTTGATGGATGCGGGTCCGAGGTCATACCACCCATACTTGCAGTCCTGATAGTCACGAGCATCGCGGGTAATTCCCACAACATCGTAAAAATCAGCAATTGTGACCTGCCCATATTCGTGAAGTGCATGGCCCATCTCGTTCAGAACATCATTCGCATCGGCATAGCTATCGAAAGTGATGTTCTGCCAGTCCAGCCGGTTCGGGCGATAGTTGTTCTGCGGAGGACGGCTCTGGTTTGCATTTGCGTAGTAGCTGCTGTAGCTGTTACGCTGCTGAGAATATCCGTTCGCATTGGTGCGGGAACGGTCAACACCAAACAGTGCGATATTGACCGCAGAGCACACCATGTTCTTGATACCGGGCAGAATATAATCTGTCCACAGCTTTTCGCGAATCGTCTGCAGGTCCTCTGCCAGAAAGTTATGTGCCAACTTCTGGATCTCGCTCTCCTGCTTGATAGTCACCTTACCAGTCGTGACCTTCTTCAGCTGTTTCTTAGGCGTCTCGCCAGTGGAGTTGATGCTGCTGGAAGGCATTTCAATTTTAGCCATTGGCCATACCCTCCTCTGCGTATTGGAGGATGGTTTCGCCGATTTCCTTTGCAGTCTCAGGCAACCAGGTAGTGCCAAAGGTCTTGCCGGTCGTCTTGTCTGTAATGCTGATGATAACCTTTTTTACACCCTTGATAGTGGTTCCGGTGTCCACACGGAGCCGGTAATCCTTCAGAATATCCTGATAGTGCTTCTTAAACATCACCTTGATGTAAGCCTTATCCCCAGCAACGCCAACGACCACACCCGCTGCAAAGATGCCACCAATTGCCGCAGCCTTCTTCCAGTTGAACTTTTTGTCGTTTTTCTTTTCCATGGTAATTCTCCTTTGTAAAAATAAAAGGAGCCGCAGATTTCTCCACGGCTCCCTTGCGGCTGTCCAACAGATTATTCTTCGTCGGTTTCCACCACTTCGGTCGCTTCTGCTTCGATGGGCTCGTCCTTTGCCTTCTTGCTGTCAATCCAGTTCTTCGCCTTGTAGCACAGCGGAACGAGCACGTGCTTGCAGAGCAGCTCAGCACCCTTGTAAGCTGCGGCACCAGCCAGCATAAATACTGCCGTCTTGCCAAAGCTACCAGATGCGCTCGACATCTCTGCATGGTTCTCGTCCACACTGGGCACCAGGTTATCGACCTCCGGCGTTGCATCCGTCAGGTTCTCAGTCATAGCGTCCATGTTGTTCATCATTTCGTTTTCCATAGTGATTCTCCTTTAATTAAAATATAAATGTTGGAGTATACCTCCATAACAGTCGGTGAAAATTTCGCGAATCAGTACCCAAGCCACTTCGGAGGCGTGCTGTAGTCCAGAACCATGCAAGGCATTCCGTCCTCGTCCAGCTTGGAACTGTAGAATGTTTCGATGGTCAGCGTGGAATCCGTATCCCAGCCCAGCAGGTCGCCGTTCTTGATGTGCTCCAGCCCCAGATAATCGAACAGGTCATTCTGGGTCACACGAAAATCGCTGAGGAGCTGCTTATTCAGGCCGTTCATCGCCCGATCCAGCGCATTTACGGTCGTCTTGAAATATCTTCCAGAGAAGCTTTCATAGCACTCGACCAGCTGGTCATAAGATGCGTCGCGTGCAGCAGGTACAATAACCGGCGTCTCTTCCGGCTGTTTTGCCATCTTATCAAGGGTGATGGTCTGACGAAGCTCCTTCTCCTTATCCTCGCCAATGGTTTCCACGACTTTCTCCTGATACTGCTTCAGGGCGCTTTCGCTCAGAGAATATGCGGCCGCTAGAGCTGCGTTGCGCCGGTCGTTCTCGTTCATGGCGCCAATCATACAGCCTGCAGATGCTACCATGGAAATCGCCGTAGGAATATAAGCTGGAGCAGCCGTCTTCACGATAGTTTTCACATCCAGCTTCTCCGTGCCGAGTTCCTGCTTCTTCTCATCGAGCAGGATCATCGCCTTGGGGGTTGCTTTAACAGCGAAGACTACGCTCGTGACCATGCCTGCAATGCTACCGCAGACCAGAATTTTGGGAAGGTTCTTCCTAATACCCTTTCCCACTTTCTTGCCAAATGTTTTCAGGTTCATTTTTCATACCTCCGTAAAATATAAAAGAAAGAGCCGCAGATTTCTCCGCAGCTCTTCGCTTCTTAGTAGAGCCTATCCTCCGCACAATGGCGGTTTTTGTATGCTCCTCTCCTTCTTACCGGAGCAGGGTCATCCGTCAACCAGCTGTAGAACCGAATCGGCTGCAGGAGCAAGTACCAGATCAGCGCGTCAAGTGCGCTAAGCATGGCTCGCCCCAGCACCTTTAAGGCACTCAGCATCTCAGAATCCACCTGCTTGAAGTATTCATGATCGAACATAATTTTTACCTCCAATTCTTTTAGGATTTCTCCATAATAGCGTTGGAAATTTTCGCGATTAGAGGTTCTTTTCTGACAGCTGCTTGCGCACCTCTTCCTGAACCATGTCCCGCAGGTCGTCCTCTGTCTTCTGGTCCTCAATCAGATCATGACCAAAGCTCATGATGGCGCTTGCTGCCAGCATCGCCATGGATGCAACTTTCCACCAGTTAATGTTCTTCATAAATATCATACTCCTTCTTAAAACGGTGTATCCTTGCTCGGATCATAGTTCAAATAGTCGTCGATGGGTTCCTGATAAGCCTCTACATAGTAAACTTCCAGCCCATCATCTGTTTTTTGTTTGAGATAGCTGAAGTCGATCCAGAAATATTCCCAATCGGCTGCAAGATAATCGGCACACCACCCCTTCAAATCACCTTCCGGAATATAATCCAGCCCAAGGTAATTGTAGAGGTCATTCATCGAGGCATATCCATTCAGGGCAAAGTCGCGGTTCAGGCTGTAAAATGCCTCCAGCAGGGCAGCCTCCGTGGCATGAAAATATCTTTTCGAGATAGGTTCGTAACAGAGCAGCTTATCTTCAACCATGTCTGAGGTAGGTTCTTTGAGTACCGATTGAGCATCCTTATAGATTTCTTTCTCATGCTCGGCACCAACATGTTCTGCAACTTCCCTGCGGTACTCCTGATACGCCTTTCCAAGTGCCATGTAGCCAGCGGTCAGGCTCGCAATCTGCTTCTTGTTTAGTGCATTGGAGCCGAGGATGCACGCGATAGTGCCCGCGCCAAGTGCCGCAGCAGGCAGATAGAATTTCCAACAGTCCTGTATTTTTTCTTTCATGGTATACGCAGGCTCTGCAGAGTTCATCTCAATAAGCTTCTCTGCCTTGATACTCGCCTTACCCGTTTCGATGGCAGTCAACACTACTCCCACGGAAGCGCCAATTGCCAAGATTGTCCCGTCATTCTTTTTCAAGAACCGGGACGCGGATTTCATAAGGTTCATAGACTTCTCCCTTCAAATATAAAAGACAAAGAGCCGCAGATTTCTCCACGGCTCTGAGCCTGTCATCAACAATTTCTCATCTTTTCACCAAGGCTGGCGAAACAGTCTGTAAAGATTTCAAATACTTTCTGGTCACGCTTGCAATATTTGCTGTTGATTTTCGCATTGATTGCATCTGCGGCCGCATAATTCCCATCCAGAACCATGTCGTTCCAAATATGGGCTATAGCATACGGACCGGTAAAACGCATAATTTGATCAATAGCACATAATACCGCCGTGCATACCAGAATTACTTTTACCATCTTTTTCATAATTTCATGCCTCCAAAATGTAATTTTGAGATTTCATATCTCCATAAGATGGCATGAATTTTTCGCGTCAACAGATTCCTGCCTTCTTCAAAATATCCATGAGGTCGGCCTTCGGCATCTCAGCATCCAGTTCCAGATGAACCTTCACCTTCTGCTCCTTATCAGACCATTCGGCTCGAATATCATCCAGATTGACCGTGATACCGTACTTCTGCTTGGCAATCGCCTTGTTGATAGCCGAAGAAATGATTCGGCGCATAAAACTTGACCGGATAAGCATTAAGTCCTCCATAGGGTTCTTCTCCTTTTTAAATCAAACTCCTATCAAATACTGTCTCCCAGCGTTCTTTTTTTAGTGGTTTCATGCGTAAGGCCCACATGATTTGCCGGACTGTGACGGTAGGATAGCAGCCATTCGCATCTTTTTTCTTTGCATGGTGGTCAAAATATTCCTTGAAACCAGCATGCAGATAGATTTTGTCATTCAGCCACGGGTCAATAGCGCTCCATGTGGTAGATTTTGTTTTCTCGTTAAAACGCTGCTGGATAACGCAAAGGCCTTTTTCATGGTCCAAATATAATGTACTGATGCGATAGACCGGATGATTGCACCGGTACGTTTGACCATAGTAGTTCGTCCAATTTTCAGGTGGTAGATTATGGTATCTCATAAAAGAAAGAGAAGCTGCAGATTTCTCCGCAGCCTCTCCTGTCCCTCCTTTATACAGACTTTTTTCCGTAATCCTTGTAGATCATCTTGCCGTCCCGATAGCGGTCGTCGAACACCTGCACACCGCCTGCCGAACAAATTGCCCAGAACCGGTCATGGTGAATCATCAGAAATGCCCCCAGAGCGGTCGATGCAATACCAGCTACGACTTTCGCCACTTCGGTTTTCCAAGCCTTCTCTGCCTTGTCTGCTTCGATTCTGAGTTCATTTGTCTTCATCTGAAGCTCATCCTCTCGTGCATTCTTGTCAGCCAGGTTTGTTTTCTCCTTAACGCGAATTTCGTAGAACTTTGCAGCGCACTCGTAGGCAGCCTTGTACTCATCGCTTCCCGGTGTCAGATCCTTAATTCGTTCAAGCTCGTGCTTAATCGTTTCGTCCATCAACTTTTCGTTCTGGACTGCATTCAGTTCTTCCATTTTGATTATCTCCTTTTAAGTCAATATTTGGAGTTTCTCTCCATTAAACAGAATGTTTTTCTCGCGGCTTCAGTTTACTCACTTTGTTCACTCTGAGAATAACATACTGTTTATCGGCAAAGTCCACGGATTCCCCACCCAAGTTCAAGAACAGACTTGGGTTCTCGTTCTCGTCTGCCTGAGCAACGATAAGGGAGCCAATCGTTTCGGCCTCGTAGTCAATCTTCCACCGAACTGCAGAACCAACCACGAAGCCAATGGTCGCACAGATAAGCCCCAGACCAATGATGATGTACATTTTCAAATCTCCTTTGTAATAGAATAATGGATAAACCGGTCGTGTGCGTGATGAAAATAAAAGGAGCCGCAGATTTCTCCACGGCTTCCTTACGCCTTAAATGTCGTTTCTGATCAAGAACAGGTCGTTACGATTGCAAGCAGGTCTCACAATCCCTTTTGCCCGAATCAACGCGATTGCATTGGCATAAGCCGCGCGTGCACTTTGAGCGTTTTTGTACTCGCCTGTATCAATGTACATGACTTTCTGGTTGCTCTCAATGAATACGCGGATCTTGTCCATTGCGTTCACATAGCCTCGATCATAGGTAGTCTTTACTCGTTTGCTCATAATAAATTCTCCTTTCAATTTTCAGAAGACATCCTTCCATAATAGAATACGAAAAGTTCGCGTTGGCTAACCTAGAATAAAAAAGAAAGAGAACGGGAATCGAACCCGTAACCTCTGCATTCCAGCAGCGCTCTACCAATTGAGCTATCTCCTTCCATAAAGGAAGATGAAAATTTCGCGAACAAAAAGCAGAGGGCGTGTTTTTAATTTACTTATTGCCCTTTGTCTTGTCAGAATCCAAATCTTCTCTTGCCTTTTGCAGCTTGATGTATGCCACATATGCTTCCATGGTTGTCGCCACCAAGCAAATTGCAGCACTGCCAGCTTTCATAAAAGGTACCGTCCCTAAAAGTTTCTTCCCAATGACATATCTAGCTTTCATAGTATCATCCTCCAATATGCCCTCTACTTCCATAAAGGAAGATGAAAATTTCACGAACAGGTGAAAAAAGAAAAGAGCCTGTGATTTCTCACAAGCTCTTGCATGAGTAAATATCAATTTTTCATCGCTGCTTCAAACTCTTCCACGGTCATCTCTACACGTGGCGCAGCATCTTCAACTTTCAGAAGGCCATCTCGTACCAGCCCAGCCAAAATATCAATCTCAACCTTGTGCTTGGCGATTTTCTCTTGGGCTTTCTTCTGCTCCCGCTCGATACGTTCTCTCTCTACGCCACAGTCTTCCATACATTTAGGATAGCTTGGCTCACCACAAGAATTACACATCAGACAATGCCGCCCTAGGTCTGGAATGTCTTCTTCAAACTCCTTGATGTAGGTCGTCCATTTTCCGTTTTTCTTTACAGGAACAATCATGTGTGATATTACTTTCATGCCTTCCGCCTCCTTTACTTTATTATAGCATGGGTAAAACAAAAGCAAAAGACCATGTTTCAGATCTTTTGCTCCCCAGAATACTGGTTTAGGAAATCAACGTCTGGTAGCGTTCATTCAGCTTTGCCATAGTAGCTTCGTCTGCTCTAACTTTGACGTGGAACTCCATTCGGTTCTTAGCGTTGATTTCGCTTTCAACAACCAAATTTTTGTAACCTTCGTCATACAGCATTCTCAGGCAAATGCCAAGCTGTCTGTCGCTTCTTGCCAGAAGGTATTCCATAGCGTTCACCTCCTTCCATAAAAGAGGCAGAACTTTTCGCGTTGAAAAAAGAAGAGCCGCAGATTTCTCCACGGCTCCTTTTCCATTAGCAAGATAATTCTACCCAACAGTGGTATTGTCCACAAGGCAGCGCATCATGATGTGGATGCTTCATCTTATACGGGCATTGGTCGCAGTTCATAATGTTGTTAGAATCTGCGAGGAATTCTCGTATTAGAGCATTATCACTTCCGTCACGTTTCCATTGTATATGCTTCCACTTTTCATTAGGCATAGTTAATCACCTCCATAAAGTATAAAGAACTTTTCGCGTCACTGCCGTTCTTTGCTCAGGAGCCAGAAGAAATAATGGTAAAGCTTGTAGTACGTTTTTCTGCAGCATGGACACCCATTGGCTCTCAGTGCATCATAACACACCTCTTCCGTCACACCTCTTAATACGTATGGTGCAATAGCAGGTTCTAGCTTTGCTACACAGCGGTCGATAATATCAATGTGCATCGAATAGTAGGCTCGTATCATAGCCTGCCGCTCTGTCGAACTTTCTGGGAGGCTTCCTCTTATAATTCCAGAAACCTCGTGGCTGCTCGATTCCCACCCGTTGACTTGTTCTAAAGCCTTTTTCCAGTCCGGGTACTGCAAGCAAAAGTTTTTCAGCTCGTAGTAGCGGTATTTAGTTATGTAGAAGGAGCTTTTCTTTGAGAGTTCTGGTTTTTCATTCCGCAATTTTTTCATGGACAGGGATTTCCTTTCTAATTTTGTTCAGAAAGGATAATACTGTCCAAAATGGTCGTGTGCGTGCCCCTTTTAATATTCTTACTGATGAATTATGCCAAGGCGAAGCAAATCGTTTAACCTAGAATAGAATTTGATTGGCAAAAATCAGATAATTTTGCTAAGAGGACTATGTTTTCGGTACATTTCGGCAAGGTCATTTTGAGTGATGTCCAGATATGCTTGTTCTGTTACAGTCACGCTACTATGTCCTAATAACCTACTAAGTGTGTAAATATCCCCACCACTCATAAGGAAGCGCTTTGCAAAGTTGTTTCGGAAAACATGCGGGTGAATGTCATTTAGCCCTATCCGCTGGGCATACTTGCGAACATTGGCCTCGAAATTGCTCACCTGTATTCTCTTACCTTTATTCGTGCAAAACAGGAAATCGCTATCACGGTAACGGTCTTTATACTTTATCCACCGTTGAAGCTGTGTTGCCATCTTATCCGAGAAAAACACATAGCGCGCTTTCTTGCCCTTTGTGTTGTCTGCTGGTAGGCTAATGCACCGTTTCACCATGTCTAGATCTGTCACTTCAATCAGCAAGCACTCATTTACTCTCATGCCTGTATCGAGTAGAAGTTGAATGATGATGGAATCGCGGTATTCGCTAAAGCTCGCACTATTCATGCTCTTCAGCAGTCGCTTGAAATCTTCATCCGAAACGAACTCCAATGGCTTTCGTTCTACTTTAACAAAGTCGCCTTTCTTCACAGGTGAACGGAGAATCAGTTCCTCTTCCACGCACCAATTGAAGAAAACTCGCAGGTTCCGCAGATAGTTGTTGATCGTTATGTCCGACACTCGCTTTCCAAAATCAACTCTCCGATCCGGATAGTTCCCGCTGTTCGGATTCGTAGTAACCGTGTACTTTCCGCGTTCCTTAATGCTCTTTATGTAGCCCTGTATCGCAAGATGGGTGATTTTCTCAGTCAGTAAAATCCCCTGCTCGTCCATATACTGCATGAAGAGCCTAAGTGTCTGTTCGTAGCTGTTGATGGTTTTCGTGCTCAGCCCTTTCAATCCACAGTGCTCAATGAACATTTCAATATCTCTTGCCAACAT